GTAGATATACCTGCTTCTACTGCAGAAAAAGCTGGTGTACAAACTGCTGCAGATAAGAAATTATTTGATTCTATTCCAGGTACTATTATAATTTCTGGTAAAGGGGTAGTTCAGAATACAGATAAAGTTTGGGTACAGATCAATAAATCTACTAAAGCTGGTGGAGTATATGGTGAAGCTACTACACAAACATTAGAGATCTTAGCTGCTAATGCTAATCGAGCTGGAGTAATAACTGTTGAGATGTTCAACAAACTTAATTCTGGTCTAAATGGAGATATTACCAATGCTCTGAATGAAGCTAAGGTTTATACTGATGCTGCTAAAACTGAATTAGAGAAATTAATCCAGAATTCTGACAAAGTAATCAAGGAAAGCTTAGATGCTCATATTAGCAATAAGAGTAACCCTCACAATGTAACCAAAGCCCAAGTAGGTTTAGGTAATGTACAGAACTTAGCTCCAGCAGCTATGCCAGTATCTACTGCTCAGGCTACAGCTATTGCAGATGCTAAGGCAGCTGGTACAAAGGCTAAGACTGCATTGGATACCCATGCTAACAGAAAGGATAATCCTCATAATGTAACTAGAGCTCAATTAGGATTGGCTACTACAGACCAAGTAGTATTTGCTAAAACTACTGCAGCTTCTGGTTTCTGGAAGGAATCAGATGGTAGATTAAAATCTCAAGTAGAGAATTTGAACCATACTCTGGACCAAATCTGCAATATACCTACGGTTCACTTCAAGATGAACGGTAAATACCAAGTGGGAACTATTGCTCAGAGCTTAGAGGAAATCGAACCGCTGTTGGTATCAGAGAATAATATACCTGCTTCTCAAGTACCTAACCAATCTAGATTCGAAACTTTCGTCGGAGAAGATGGTCAGGAATATGTAAAAGTAAAAGTAGTAGAATATGAAATGCTCAGTGTCATGGCTCTCGAAGGAGTTAAGTTATTGAGAAAAGAATTCGAAGACTTTAAGAAACAATTAAACAATAAGTAATATGGCAGAAATAGCAACTTGGAGTGCTATTCTGAATAAGACCGGCCTTGGTAAGACCTCTAATGAGTGCCCTACCAAGGCTGAGTTGTTAGCACTCAATAATGGTAAGGACTCCAATGTTGACAAGGTTATTGTAATTAGTAATGCTGCTAGCTATGGTAACAATGAATGTGTCAAGTTAGAGGATATCAATGCCGAGCAATGGATTTATATATTCCAGTGGGATCCGAATGGTAATCCTTCTTTTAATGCTCCAGCTACTGGAGGTACATACCCCTTTGGTTCATATGCTTCTAATCGAGTTAAGCAAGTAAACGGTGTTAATACTACTATCTCTCAAAGTTTGGCGAATGATGTCACTAAAACTTCGGAGGGTTCTTGGTATACCACAGACTACGATGGTAATAACGGTAGAATCGTACCTAACAATACATCTACTAATAGTAAATCAACTACTGTAATTTGGACTCAGAAGTATTCAGGTAAAACTATACAAGCAACCTTTACCCAAGCAGCAGGTAGGAAGGTTTATTCTTCATGGAGTTACAACTGTAGAGTAGATAAAACTTCTTTCAGTTACAGTGGAGGTCAATCTAATGTAACTGCTAAGAGTGCAAGTAGAACTTATACTTGGAATGGCCAAGGAAGTAGTTATACAGAATCCGAAACGGCTACAGTAAGAGTTTCTAGTCCGGCTTCTATTAGTGGGAATAGTATTTCTATCCCAAGTAATAGTGGTTCTGCTAGAAATTTTACGGTTACTTTCGATTTCCCAACTGCTACAGACCAGACTCTTTCAATTTCTCAAGAAGGAGGACAAGTAACTTATGTAGATCATCTGTCTATAGAACCTACTACTAAGAATGTATCTGGAAGTGGTCAAACTTTTGATGTGATAGTAAATGCCAACTATGATAAGTACTTGAATGGAGTATACCAAGAAAATATAAAATCCGAATATACTAATGCTAGGGTAGTAGAAGGTTCATCATCGGATATTACTATTACTAAAACCAGTACTGGGTGTAGTATTAGGGTAGCACCAAATCCTAATGAGAACAGTTCTAGGACTTATGTCGTAGAATTTACTTATGATTCAGCTACTCCAGTTCGATTAACGATTACTCAGAACAAAGCTGTAGTTAGTTATCCTAGTAATGGTATAGTATTTGAACATAGTACTCAACAAAGTAGTGGTTATAAAATTAGTACTCTATCCATAGGTACTGTTGGAGGCGAAGGAGGTAATATTTCTTTTTATATAAAGAGTTATAGGTCTAGATACGTTAATGGTTCTTTAAGTTCTACTGAAGCTATTAAACCTACTCTTATTTTGCCTTCTGGAGTAACTGAATCCATTACTAATGTGAGTGGTTATTACTTTAAAGTAACCCTTACCATATCTGAGAACTCAAATACTTCAAGTAGAACTCTTACAATCAGGGCTAATCAACCCAATGGTTTAGATAGAGAGCTAGTACAAACTGCACAACAGAGTGCTTCAACTTATGAGTTTGGTATTAGGGAAAACTCTGGGGATTCTTTGAGTACTTCTCTTACTTATTCTGGCTGGCCAGCAGAAAACCCCTCATACAATAGATCTGTAAGAGTATATTCTAGGAAGAATGGTAACCAATTCCTTAATTGGGCTTTATCTTCTAATGCGGATTGGATCACTATATCTGGTTCAGGTGCCGGTGCTACATATAAGGTAGCTACTAATAACAGTAGTTCATCTAGAACAGGAGTAATAACTTTTACTCAAGGAGAATCGGGTAAAACTTGTACTCTGACAATAATTCAAGAAGCGGGGGATGTATATGAGTTTTATATTACTGACCCAGAGGGTAATGGCCATCACACTGATTTCACATTCTCAGCTCCCTCAAGTGGATTGGTAAGTAAACATGTATTTAATCTTATCTCTACTCACAATGGTAGTCCATTATCTGTAGACGATGTAGAAGTGATCAATCCGGAGATAGAACAATCTATAGGTATAGTATTAACACCTGATTCTCAATCTCCATTTAGGTTTATGGCAAATATAAATGAAGCAGGTTATTCTGTAAGAAGCGCAGCCGATACTGTTAGACAGAAGCCATCTGGAAAAACTGTAATTTATAGAGTTCTTCAAGAAGCTAAAGATAATTCCTTCAGATTGGAATTAAGTTTAAATATTACAAACAGTAATGCGGATGAAGATACGTGGGGATTATTTGATACAGATAATATACCCCATACTTCTGACTTTATGTATAATATGAGCTTAATACGTGAGGGTATTATAGTAAACTCAGTAGAAGGTAAAATAACTGTGAATTCTATTCAAAGTACTACTAAGGATATAGGGATTGGAGATAGTGTTTATGTATGGGCTTATAATTCTGTAAGAGGTTTATGGTTATCAATTGGTAATTTTAGGATTGAAGAAGGTACTAATATGCATCGTTGGGATACTTCTTGGCCCACCTAGACAATTTAATCCTAAACACAACACTAGTACATTTATTGATAGATAAATTTAATTATTAACTTTAAAACTAAATCATTATGGATTAAAACTAAATCATTATGGAAGTTAAATCTGATGAAGGTACTTCTGAAGTTGCAGGAGTTTCTAGACAAGTAGAGGGTGTAGGTAAAGAAGTACTTAACAATCGCTTTGCTACTGAACGTGGCCTTTGTGATCTTGGTTATAAGACTAATTCTGATATCCGGGATTCTCGTGATCAAATGGGAGCAGGGTTCAATCGGGTTATGGATCGTCTTTGCCAGATGGAACATCAACAGTCAAATTGCTGCTGTGAAATTAAGAGCTTAGTTAGAGAATCCGAAAACAGATTAGCTCTTCAGGCAGAACGTAATCATTATGAGGTAATGAAAGGTCAGCAAGAGATTAAGTGCTTGATTGAGAACACTGCAAAAGACCAAGAAATTGCTAGACTGAATCGAGTAGTTGATGCTCAGAGAGATCAAAACATTATCAACTCGGTAGTACAGGCTTTAGGTAATAAAACTGCATAATTTCTATTAAAGTTGATTAGGGAAAAGGGAGGTACCTGTAGCGGGTATTTCCCTTTTTTCGTTTTAATCTAGTAAGAAACATGGAAGAAGATAATAAACTACAAACTTTTACTCTCCAAATGCAACTACCAGCTCCTAATTTAGAGGTAGCAAAGAGAGTAGCTGATGAAGCACAAAGACTGATAGATATCTATGGATACTATAACTTCTTGAACCTAGTAGAATTTATGAAACAGAATCCCAGTATGGTTCAAATGGGATTAAGTCTAATCAATAAAAATAATGCAGTATGGAAGAAATGAAATTCAAATCCTTACAAAGAGGAGATTCAGTTTTTACTCTAGAAAGAGATAGAAGATCAATGTACCCAATCTTTGACCGAGCTAAAGTAGTAAAGGTGGGAGAAAGTAAACCCAGAGCTAATGAAAATGGTGATGGCTTTTCTAATCTTATAGAAATTGTTCTACAAGATTCTGTAGGTACAGTAACAGTATACTTACCTTCAGATGGAAATGAAGGTATTTATAACAATGTGTACTACACTCTAATCGGAAGTAATATTATAAACGAAGTATCATTGCAAAGATCACAGGCCCTTGGTATTATTAATAATGTGGGTAAATATGAGAACATAGTAAAGGAATGCGATAATATTCTTGCCATGTTTGAAAATAAAGAGCCAACCCATAGTAGTCAATTCAATGAAGAATTCGCTTCATTTAGGAAAGATGTAGTATCAGTATTACAATCACAACAGCAAGCCATAAATCTTATGATGGATTCACTGGGCTTGAATAAACCGAAGGAAAATCCAGATGGCAAGTAAGTCAGTAAACATAACTATAAGTACTCCCTTGGGAGACTTACAGATATATACTAACCCAAAAGAACAGGCTAGAGCTGAGAAGTTGATTGCCGAAACCCCATCTATCATGAAGAATGCCTATGATAGAGTTACTGAGAAATTCGGCAATCAACTTCTCAGACTTGTGAAAAAATGTTTAAAAACTGGTACTCCTCCAAGAGGAACTCATTGGGATCCTCACTCGGCTAATACCATTAAACGCTATGGAGAGCATACCCTTTTGAAATATACGGGTCAGTATTTGAGATCAGTACAAATAGTAAACCAGAAGAATCGAACTTACGTAGGTATACCTACTAATCTTAAGAAAACCCGAAAGGGTGATAGGACTAGTAAAAGAACTTTGAACCAAGTAGCTATCATGTTGGAATATGGTTCTAGAGATGATAATTTACCTCCAAGACCATTATGGAAACCCGCATTCGAACAAGTAGGTGGTAAGAAGGTTCTGAAGGAAACCCTAGTAAGAGAACTTCGTAAAGAAATAAGGAGATATAGAAAATAATGGGATTCACTATAAGCAAGAATCAAGGTTCTGGTAGAACTGTTATAACAGTAACACCGGAAGAAAAAAATACTACAGATAAAGATATTATTCAGGTATTAACTGTAGAAGCTGTGGATGGTTCTACTAAAGAAGTAAAGCTTATTCATAAAAAAGGAGAAGATGAATGGGAATATGCTTTCAGGGTTTCACCTACTGAATTATACTTTGAGCCTACAGGAGAAAGCAAAGAGGTTACTATTGTATCTACCAAACAAAGGGTAATCAATGGAAAGAAAGTTGGTGATCCAGTTAGTGTAAACTATACCCGGGAAAACTCTGGGGATATATCTGGCTCTGGTACTACTATTATCATGAGCTTAAATGATAATATGTATAATGAACGAGTGGGTCAAGTAATATTTACTCAAGAGGAATCTGGTAAAACCCTAAGTATAACTTGTAAACAGGGTAAAAAGGAAACTTCGGGAGATATAGGTATAATTAAACTATGGTCAGGCCCCGGAGTTCCAGAGAACTATGTACTCTGTAACGGAGGTCAGGTAAGTATATCTGAATATCCCGAATTATATAAGGCCATTGGTGAGAAATATAATACTTCTTCTACTAGGGCAGGTTATATAAGTGTTCCTGATTTAAGTGGTAGGTTCATAGTTGGAGTAGATTCTAGTGACCCAGATTACAGTAGTATTGGTAATACTGGAGGGGAAAAAGAACATAGGCTAACCGTGGAAGAAATGCCAAGCCATACCCATTCATACAATAAGATTCGTATCGAAACTCACCAATGGGGAGATAATGCTAATAATAGACCACACCCCTTTTATGATTCAGGGGCTCAAACTGGTCCAACTGGTGGTAATCAACCTCATGAGAATAGACCACCATACTACGTATTGGCTTATGTTATGAAAGTAAGATAGGAGGTAATTATGGTAAATTCACAAGAGATAGTAGAGAGAACCTTCTATATATGCCTATTGAATGTTCTCTTAGAAAAGAAGATGGGACTTAACCCCGAAGATTATTTACCTTTATCACAAGAGAATGAAAAGAGATTCCAAGAAGATAAGGAAGCAATAGATAAGTTTATTTACTTATTCGGTATAGGTAATAACCAGGTAAGAGGTCCTAAAACATGTCCCAGGATAACTATAGAAAGCACTGCTTATTATCCTGGAGATATTGGAGTAGAGAAATATATCATTGGAGATAGATTAGATGCAGGCAATTATCAGATGTCTGAGTTCCCTTACGAAACTAAAGATATCACTATTGATATTCATTTGGTAGCAACTACTCAGAATGATATGAGATTACTACATTCTATTCTTCATGAAGCATTACCTACTCGAGGCTATATAAGACCTTACTTCAATGATTTAGAAGAATGGGATAAAGGTAGGATAGCTCCTACTGGGAACCTATTTATAGAGATTGGTAATTTCTATGATCATCCCGATGAATCACAGGGGTTATTGGAAAAGGTCTATCAATATGTATGTAAAGATGGTATTATACCAGAAAAACTGGTAGAAATGGGGGATCTATTACCTATAAGAGATATAAGTCTTTTACTAGGACCCGAATACCAAAAGGACGAGGAGATGCTCAATCTCACTATACATGTTTAACTCAAAAATTTACTAAAATGAAAAAGTTAGTGTTTATGCTGATGGCACTCATTTTACCAGTGTCATTGTTTGCTACAGAAGTAGAACCTTCAACTGGTTCAGAGTTCGTAATCAATCTTGGTACCTTTACTGGTATAGTAACTTTGGTATCATCCTTGGTTACTCAGGTACTAAAGGTAATCCCAGCTATCAAAGACAACAAACTTGCTAAGATTGGTATATCTGCCTTAGTAGGTATTCTCATATGTATTATAGCTTGGGGATTACAACTTACACCATTATTAGAAAACTATCCTTTCTACCAGGTATTAATTTATGGATTAGCTGCTGGTTTATCAGGATGTGGTTTCTATGATGTGATTAAGGCTATCGGAGGTTTATTTAAGAATAAAGAGGATTAATTTTCTAATAATACCAGTAAGGTAACGATACTTACTGGTATTAATTAAATATATTAACCTATAAAACACAAGGATATGTCAAAATCACCCAGAGTTGTTTTTAAGTTCGAGAACAACAATGTTCAACAGACTACTCCACTTTTAGGAGTATCATGTTTCTTGGCTAGAACTGAAAAAGGTCCCTATGATGATCCTTCAGAATTAATTACTTCTTTCTCTCAATTCCAAAGAATATTTGGTAAAGAGATTGTACCCGATGGTTCTGTATCTAACATAGAGAAAGCTTTAGTAGGAGGTTCTAAGCTAAGAATTATTCGTGTATTGGGAGCAGGTGCTAAAAAGGGTACTGTTACTAAAGCCGAAGAGGCTGAATCTACTGAAGATGAAACTGAGGAGATAACTGAAAATGCTCAAGCTTCAGAAATATTCAAATTTATTTCAGGAAATACTACAGTAAGCTTTGGTTTGGTAACTAAAGGGTATGGTGATCCCATTGGTTCTGGAGAATCTTTCAAAGTTGGTTTCTCTAAATCGGTGAATACCGTTTTCTATAACATCTATGATGCCAATGGTTCTATCTTGGAATCGGGTCCAGTAATTACTTACAAAACTAAGGATGCTCAGAATAAAACTTCTGTAGATTACTTGGCTTTAAGTAACTTTGCTAGTAATTCTGCATACCTGGAACCTAAGATGGTAACTACTACCGATAAGATTAAATCTTTCGAGAACTTAGTATCTTGGCTTCAGACTTCAATTGACCAAACCGATAATCCGTTAACTATCCAAGTTGGAGGTAAAGAACCTACTGCAGAAGAGGTTATGTTTAATGGTACACTTGGTACTGCTGGTGCTGATCCTACTGCAGATGAATGGATTGCTTCTTTGGATTTGGTAAAGGATTACACTGATATCTATCAGTTATCATGTTCTCATATCCATCAGCATTTGAAAACAGACCAAGATGTACTAAAAGTACATAAGGCTGCTAAAGAAATGTGTGCTGAATTACAAGAGTATACTTACTACATTGAAGTACCAAAATACACCACCCATTATACTCAGGGAACTCAGCCTAGAAATAAGCAGAGTATTATAACCTGGATTAATAGCTGTTTGGGTAGTATCGGTAACTCTAAATATGTAGCCTACTTTGCAGGTGGTATCAAGTACTACAACGAATTCGGATTACTTAGTAATTCCGATGTAATGGGTACCATCTTCGGTTTGGGTGATACTTCTGCTTCTAACTATGGACCTTGGAAGTCATTTGCCGGTATGAACCGAGGAATAATCTACGATGGTCAGGGCCCAGTAAGTCCTAACTATGGTAGTGATTCTCGTTATAATGAACTGGATGAATTGGCTCAGATATATGCCAACATGATTGTAATCAAAGATACTCCATCTTCTGGTAAACAAACCATGTTATGGCATTGCTTCTCTTCTCAAGTAAAACAGGATTCAGAAAGATTCCTTTCAATCGTAAGATTGAATCTGTACTTGAAGAAGACTCTTCGTCCTATCTTGAATAAATATTTGGAAGAACCCAATATCTGGAGTACTTGGAAAAATATTTATCTTGAGGTAAAACCAATCCTGGATAATCTGGTAGATGAAAATGCTATGTCAGAGTACACATGGATTGGCGACCAGGATGCTGGTTCTTATTCAGAACTCTCTGTAAATAATGAAGCTGATGTCCGTCAGGGTAAGTATAAAGTAATCCTGAAGTACAAAGATATTGTTCCTATGCAAGAAATTACAATTAACATTGTAATCGATGCAGCTTCTAATTCAGTTAACATTTCAGAAAACGAATAACATTAAAATCATAAAATATGGGAGCAAAAGTAAAGAATCCTAGAAAGAAATTCCTATGGAGCATCTCTTTCCCAAAACACCCAATCAATACATACCTATTCCAGACTTGCCAACTTCCGGATATAGAGATTGACCAGGTTGCTCATGGAGATGTAAACAGAGATGTAAAAACTGCTGGTAGAGTTACCGTAGGTAATCTGGTAGTAGAAAAACTCTTAACTACTGCTGGTTCAGATACCTGGCTTCAAGATTGGCTATACTCTTGCCAAGATATGATAGCTGGAGGTGGATTAGTTCCTAGTGAATATTGGGAAACTGCTATTGTAAATGAACTTGCAGAAGATGGAGTATCCGTCCTAAATACTTGGCTGCTTGAAGAAGTTTGGCCTTGTAAAGTAACTGGCCTTGACTTAGATCGTATGGCTTCAGAAAACACCATAGAAAATATCGAATTTTCTGTTGGTACTTGCGATAAGTATTAACTCTCTTAGTCATTTTCTTACTAGAGTTTTAGGTGGAGGGGTGGGATTCCTAGATAAGGAGTTTCACCCCTTTCTTGTTGATACTTACAGCTACTATGAAATTATGAACTTTTAAAAATTAGATAAAATGGATATGACACTAAGAACCTTAGTATTCACTGCTCCTTCTGGTAGACTTTTTGAAATCAGAGAGCAGAATGGTGAAGATGAAGAAATTATCACCAACCCGGTAGATTCAAAGAATCTTATGAATCTTACCAAGTATATTTCAGCAATAGTAGTTAAAACGAATGCTACTAAGTCAGGTAGATTAACCATAGAGGATGCTCTTAAGTTACCTTTGCTGGATAGATACTGTATCCTATTTAATTCTCGAATCTTTTCTTTGGGAGAGGAAGTAGAATTTACTTATAAATGGGATAACAAGGATTCTGTAACTTACTCTCAGGACTTGAGAGAATTTCTTTTCGATTATGCAGTACTTCCTACAGAACAAGAAATGGAAGAAAAACCCAATGCCATTCCTTACTACCCGGGAAGAAAAGGAGAAGATGGATTTACTCTTATGCAATATACAGAGGAATTGAACTCAGGTAAGGTAATCCAATTCGAATTGATGGATGGAGAAAAAGAGTCTCAGATGGTTCAGCTTTCACCAAGTAAACTTACTCGACACTCTACTCTTCTTCTTCGTAACCTTAAGTTAAAGGTGGATGATAAATTTGAGAAAGTAGAAAACTTCTCTCTATTCTCATCAAGGGATATGGCAGAAATTCATCGGTTGGTAAATACAGTAGACCCAATCTTCCATGGATATACTCAAATCGAAAATCCAGAAACTGGGAACATGATGGATTACCCAATTATGGCTGCTCCTGATTTTTTCTACTTGACGGGAGATATAATTTAGAGGAAGATTACATATACATTACTCGGGCTGAGATAGTCTTAGACTATCTCACCTTTTTGTGTCTACCCGTTCGTAAAAGAAAGAAATTCCTACTCATAGCTGAGAATTATTATAAACAAATGAAGAAGAAAATGTCAACATGATAGGAGATACAAGAAGTTTAGTAGAAGTCGGAGTATCAATGGTACTCCGAGATAAGTTTAGCTCTGAAACCGGTAAAATTTCACAATCATTCAACAATATGATGAATGATATGAATGACTGGAACAGGGCTATTCAGATGAGTGCAGGTAATGCTGTACAAAACAGTATGAGATTCCTTGGAGGCATGGCAGAAGCTTATCAATATTCTGCTAAGGTCCAAGATACCATATTTATGGCCTCAAAGATTGCAGGAGCTACAGCTGAGCAACAAACTGAAATGATGCAATTAGCTCAAGCAGTCAATGCCGTTACTCCCTTGACTGTTGCTGATATTGCTTCTGGCCAAAGGTACTTAGCAATGGCAGGTAATACAGTAGAACAGATAAAGGATATGACTGGGCCTGCTGCTAAGTTAGCATCTATCCTTGGTCAACCATTTGGAGGTAAAGGAGGTGTAGCTGACTTGATGACTAATATCATGTCAATGTATGTTATACCTTCTCAACAAGCTACTAAGGTTACCGATGATTTATATACTGCTGTAACTAATGCTAATATGTCTCTTACCGATTTGGCTCAAGCTATTACTTATGCTGGAGCTGATATGGCTAATGCAGGCTATGACTTAAGACAGACTGCTGCAGCTATCGGTGTATTGGGAGATATGGGTATTCAGGGTTCATCAGCCGGTACTGCATTAGCAAATATGATTCGTTATTTGCAACTTTCTTTAGCCGACCAGAAAAAGAAAGGGTTTAGTGCATTAACTAGCTTAGGTTTAAGTCCACAAGATTTCTTTGATGCCGAGGGTAATCTTATTCGATTAGATAAGGTATATCGTAAGTTTGGAGAAGCTCTTATGAATAAACCCCTTCTGGAAAGAACTAAAGCTTTCTATAATATCTTCGGAGTTCGAGGTACTCGTGATATCTCTAATCAGATTCGAAATATGATGTCGGGTTCTGATAAGATGACTAAGATCTTAGAACAATATGATAAGAACTCCGGCATAGTAGAACAGGTTACTGAGGAAAGATTGAAGACTCCACAGGGTATCATTGAAGCTTTCAAATCTAACTTTGAAAACTTAGTAGTAAATATAGGGTCAACTTTAGCTGATGTCTTTAACCCAATATTAACTGTATTCACTAAGATATCTCAATGGGTACAAGGAATAGCTGGTACTATAGGAGGTCAGATAGTAGTTAAAGCATTAGCTTGGGGTTCAATTACGGCTTTAGTAGTAAATGGCTATAGGTACCTAGCTGCTACTGGCAGAATGCTTTCTACTTATATGCAACAAACCAATACCCAATCTCAGGCTACAGCAAGTGGAGTTAGTAAGTCTGCAGCTGCAGCTGCAGTATTGGAGACCCGATTAATACATATCACTCAGATTATGAGGGAACAATATTACCTTCAAAAGGCAATGGCTTTCGGTTGGACTGCTGGACCCAGAGGAGGTTGGTATGGGCCTGATGGTAAACGTATTAGGAAGTTTGGAATACCCGGGCCAACATTGGGAGGACTTGGGGGAGGTACTACTAAACCGCCTACTCCTACTGCCGGACCTGCAGTAGCTAGGTTAGGTATGAAAGGTTTATTCGGTAGATTGGCTGGATTCTTGGGAGGCCCTTGGGGAATGACCATTGGTATAGCATTACCTCTTATAGCAGATTATTTACCCAGGTTAATAGATTCCTTAAATAAGAACACCGATTCTAATCTATCAAAGGAAACTCTAACTAGTGATGAATATTTAACCGAGAAAATGGCAAGAGCTATCAGGGCAGCTTTACTGAATGATAAACCTAATGGTACTGTTAACATTACTATTGATGGAGCACCAGTTGGTTCTGTAGCTCCAGGTGAAACTTTAGGAGTTAATTATGCTACTCAAATTGGATTAATACCTTAAATTATGGCAAGAATATTAGGAAAACTAGCAGGTAAGGTTGTTAAGAAATATAATAATCTTACCCAAGATACTGCTGGAGTACTTACAGGTCCCATAAATAAACTATGGAGAGCTAAGATACACCTTAACCGATTAACTTCAGGTTTACCTAAGGATACTGCTCCCCGAGGTAAACTGTTTAATCCTAATGGGGCTTTGGGAGAAAGGGAAAGATCTTCCAAGAATCCATTACTCAACAGTTCTCTTCAAAGTATTAGGAGATTACAACTTCAGCATGGAAATCTTAAGATTGACAGAGATGATCCTGCTCAAGGTAGGACTGTAGTAGAAAACAATAAACTTTATGGAGTAAGCCAAGATATAAGAAAACTGAACCAGGTAATCATATATAATACTAATGTTAGCCCATACCAATATATTGTTTTACAGAATAGACCTCTGAGCTTTGATTTTAGAGGAGAAACAACTTGGGCTACCATCAAATCTATGGGTAGAAATACTCCCATGTATCATTATACTGGTTCAGAAGATATTGTACAATTCAATGTATCTTGGTACTGTGATGATCCGGATAATCCTGCTGAAGTATTAACTAAATGTAGGTTATTAGAATCCTGGAGTAAATCCAATGCTTATCAAGCAGCTCCTCCAATCCTACAGATTCAGTGGGGAAATTCTGATACATTTGAAGGTCATTATTATATACTTACTTCTGCTACATATTCTCTTTCTAATTTTAGAAATGCTTCTAGACAACGTATGAAAGGTTCAGTAGATATAAGAGAAGACCTAAATCTGTATCCTGCTACTGCTACTCAAGAATTAATATTCAAACGAGTAAGCTCATATAGTTTATCTTATGAGGATATTGTTAAAAGTAAAGCTGCAGAAAAGACTGTGGGTATTTTTACAACCGATAAAATCAAGTAACCATGGATATAACTTCTTATTTAGTTGGAGCAAGTCCATACGATAATGGATTTACTCTGAATTATGGAGATGGAGATTATTCTTTAGAATCCTACCCATTACTTATACCCTCTTCTCCCAATGACTTTCAGCATACCCTGAAAGAGGGTGAAACTCTACAGAATATCGCTTATAGGTATTATGGAGATTCTGGTAAATGGTATATTATTGCTGAGTATAATAACATAATAAATCCGTTCACTGAATTAAAAGGTGGAATGGTATTAATGATACCGGCTTATGGAAGTTAAAGCAAATAATCCCATATTATATAAAGGCACAGGTACTCCTTACCTAGCCATTTTTGATAATCAAGGTATACCAGTTATGAACCCTCTTACTGGTATACCTTTAGGAGCGTATATAAGTAGCTGGTCATATGTGTATGACGAAGAAAAAGAAAACTTAGCTACAATAACTATTGATACTGGTAATCCAGATACTGTAGATGTAGAAGCTTTACAGGAAAATAGAGATATCTTTTTACAGTGGGGATATATTTTTAGTGATGGTACATTTGTATCAAGCCCCGCTATAAATATCAAAGTAAGAGATTTCGATTGTATCTTTGATTCTACAGGTACCCATATAACTATCAAATGTATTGATGGCACGAATCATCTTAGGTTTATGCCACCTCATAAACCCACCGAGGATACCGATGATAGTATGGTTAAATTCTTGGATTCAGGATGCGGATTAAATGTTGGAGTAATAATAGAAAGGTTTGAGTAATGGCAAATATAATAAGTAATCAAGCTTATCAAGCTATACAGGTACCCACAGAAGTTACTCCTGAAGTACAGGGTACCATTCTATATGCCAATCAGTTTAGTGGCATAGGTCAAGTAGGTATGCCAGACGATTTAGCTGAAGTACTTAATTCTAACTTAGGTACAATAGGTAACAATGTTCTAGTTCAACTAGAAGCTAAGATGGCTGCCTATGGTAATGGGCCTTGGTATGTAGATAGTAGAGATGGAGTAATTTACATACATAATCGTAAGTTTCAACAACCTCCTCATCATACCTATATATTCCAAGCTGAAAACGGAGAGGTATTAAGAGTATCTTTTACTACTCAAAGATCTACTAAGCAGAAGATGATGCAGGTGGGTAATACTATAAAACCAGAAGATAAGCAAATGCAAATCCAGGTAAGTTATATAGATGATCAACAGAATGAGATTCTACATGACCCACTACAGTTAGATGCCCTATCTACAGTAGATGTGCAAAGTCCAGGATTATTTCATAGATCCCCCGAAGTTTTAAAACCCCATGTTGATAGTAAGGTAGAGAAATGGAAAGAAGATAGATTGAAATCCTTAGATGAAGAATTGGCTTCTAAAAAACAAGCTCAAAGACTAAAGACTGAATCTGCTAAGAAAGAATATGATGCTAAGGGTACTGGTTATTTAGATGCAGGTGGTGGATTAGAGTCTATGTCCGATACAGAATTAAGGGATGCTACTTCTCAAATGCTAGAGGAAGCTTATACTAAAGGAGAACTAACTAATATAAAATCTTCTATTGATGCACTAGTAGCGGGAGGAATGGACCTTACTTCTGCAATGAAACAAGTATACCAGGGTTTAAATTTCGTATTCAAAAATAAATACACTGAGGTATGGACTGAAGTTTGGGAAGATCCTCGTTCATATTCTTCTGGGGAATTAAAGTCTTCTAGTCGTGTGAATAGTATGACTGAACTAAATGCCGAGAAAAGGAAAACTCAGGAGGGGCTAGCTAAAATGCAAGAAGACCCTAATATCATTGTCTACCCTTTAACTCTTCATGAAGAATCCTATTACCCTCAAACTTATAATCCGGTTCAAGCTGGTAGAGGCCCTGGAGATAATCACGGGTATTATCGAAGCAGAGTAAAGGTATTCAAAAAAGTAAAACAGCTTTTGAAAGTACCTGCTTGGAAAACTCTTACTAACTTATATGATAGAACTGGAGGAGTAGGTAATAGAGAAAGAGCAATGAGGATAAATGCTAATGGAGGTTTAAAGATAACCGAGAAAAAGCTGGTCTGCCAAATGCAAGTAGTAGGAAGACCTTCATTAAAAACCTCCATGGTACTTCAGCTTTTGAACGTTGGTAAAAGGTGGTCAGGGTATTGGTATATAAAGAAATGTACTCATAGAATGGATGCTGGTACAGGATATATTACTGACTTAGAATTAGTTAGGAATAATGGAACAGCTGGCTTTCAAGTTGCTGCTGGTAATATTAATACCCAAGATGTGGTATCTAATAATGCCAGAAGTCAAGGAACTACTGACGTAGGTAAAAATAAAGCTGGAGATGCTCATTCTTCTGATTTTACCATAAATGCTACTAAGGCAGAATATGAAGCCTTCAAAGCCTTGGATGGTAATACCGAAGAACAAAGAAAGTTTGTTCAAGATATGATTATCTATAGGGAACAGAATGCTAATACTCCTACCAAAGGTAATGATGGCATCATAGAAGTAGAAAGAACTGTATACCAATCTACAGGTAAAGATGGAGAAGATGTAGTTACCATTACTAATGTTAAACGTAAAAATGTAGAAGCTACTAAAGATGTATATCGAAAGTATAATTTCAATATAGATTATATTATTAAACAAATGAACCAAGACTTTTCTAAAACCAAATGATATGGCTTATGAATCAGCAAAAACAATAACTGAACAAGGATTAGAATCCTTGGGAAGATACTATTCAGTGTACAGGGCTATGGTAGTTAATAACACAGACCCAGATCATATGAATCGTATAAAAGTGGCTATACCAGAGGTAATGGGAGGAATAGTACTCTGGGCTTATTCAAAGGGTCAACATGGATCTACTGGGTCTGGTTTTAAAATGATGGCTCCTAAGAATGGTGATATAGTATATATTACCTTTGAATACGGGGATCCCAGTAAACCTCTATGGGAGTATCATGGTTGGGCTCAAAACCAAATACCCGATATCCTAGATGATCCTGATACTATGGGTATAGTTACACCTAATGGGAATAGAATCTGGTTAAACGATAAAGATGGGTCACTTAAGATGTACTTATATGGGTCTGCTACTATCTATGCTGAAAGCCCAGTAAGTATAAACTCTAAAGCTCAGGCTTATGTAAATGCTTCAAAGGTTATAGTAAACCAGGGTAATAACGATGGGATAATCAATATCAATGAGTTAACCGAGAAACTAAACCAATTAGTTTCAGAGATAGAATCATTAAAAGCTCAATATAATTCTCATACCCACTCCGGTATTCAATCAGGACCCGCAGTTAGTGGACCTGTTATTACTCCAGTTACGAAACCATTTTCTACTTTTAATAAAACAGATTATGAGGATTCTAAATTTGTACACTAATGGCAAATAACTTATACACTAATATTATCGGTATTGGCCCTTTGTTTCCAATACGGATTACTGAGAATGAAAAGGGAGAGAAAGGTTGGTATCCAGTAAATGGAGATATTGAACTTGTTCATAATAACCTATCTGCTCTTCTTTGGTATGATATAGGTCAAAGATTCAGGCAAGAAGATTTTGGTACTAGGCTATGGGAATGTATAGAAGAACCCAATACCCAGGCTTTAGCTTTCTTGGTAAAAGACTTCTTAAAGAAAGCTATCTCTACCTATGAAACTAGGATTACTTTTAAAAGCCTGAATATGAGGTTAGAGGGTACCAAGCTTTTCATCGAAATGAATTATGTAATTAATCAAACTGGTAGCCAACAGGTATTGGGTATTAGTTATGATAGGTCTGAAAATATTTTAAAATCTTACTAATATGATAACGAATAAATGGCTAAACCCTTATCAGAGATCCTTTCAACAGATTAAAGCTAAGTTGATTGAATCTCTTACTACTATCAAGGATAAGAATGGTCAGACTCTTATCACGGATTATTCCGAAGGTAATATTCTGATAATTATCCTATCTCTGTTTGCAGCTATTGCTGAAGTACTTCATTATTACATTGATAACGTGGGTAGGGAATCTTTCTTATCCACGGCTCGGCGTTATGATAGTGTAGTAAAGCATGGCTTATTGGTAGACTATCACCCAAGAGGAGCAGTAGCTGCTTCAGTAGATGTAATCCTAACTCGTGATCTTACAGGTAGTAATATTGCTTCTAGGTTGACTATCCCAAAAGAAACTCTCTTTACAGATGTTAATGGTAACTCCTGGCTTTCTGCTAGAGACGTAACTTGGTATGCTAATGTTACTACTTGTAAAATACCTCTGATTCAACATGAGAAATATAATCAGTCTGGATTGTCGGGATTAGTAATACCTTCCGAAGGTAGACCAGAAATCACAATAGGTAAATTACCCGATGGTAAATACTATGAGCATGGTACAATGCAATTATCCATCGATGGAACTACTTGGACTTTAGTAGATACCTTTGCTTATTCTAAACCTTCAGATAAACATTTTATGGTAACTGTCAATGCTAGCCAAGTTGCCGTAATAGTATTTGGAGATGGTACCTTTGGTTCTATACCTTCTGCAGGTCAAAAGGTAACATCAGCAAGCTTCTATATCACCACGGGTATTCAAGGTAATGTACCAGCTGGTTCTATTGTACAAACTCCAGCCATAGTAAAAGCTTCTATATCTGAGGCTACCACTAGTAATCAATATGCTGCAGGAGGAGGTTCTAGTTATGAGAACTTTGGTATGTTAAAAGAACATATACCCTTGAGTGTTAAAACTCTTGGAGTAGCTGTAAGCAAACAGGACTTCGTAGATTTAGCTATGCTAATAGATGGAGTAAATAAAGCTGCCGTAGATTATGAATGTGGAAGAAAGCTTACAGTATATATCAGTGCTGATAATGGTGGAGTAGCTGATTCTGCTATGATAAACAAGGTTTATACCCAACTATCACAGAGAGCCCCCTTAACTACTTGGCTTCAAGTTAAATCTGCAGGATTAGTAGATATAACCTTAGAGATAGAAGTAACCGGTAAGAAATCTTATAAGACCAACGAAATCCAAGCTCAAGTTCTGAATGCCTTATACAATGCTTATTCTATTGAGAACTCCGAGATTGGGGGCAAAGTAAGAATCTCAGATATTTATGCTTTGATTGATAACCTATCTACGGTAGATTACTTACATATCAAGAAGTTCTATATTAAACCTTGGCCTGTTACCATATATGGTAACAAGGAATTACTTCTTGGTCAGTTTAAATTAGAGAAAGCTAATGGGTCCATGACCTATTTTATAAACTTTACTGGAAGCAATTCATACACTGTAAAAGCTTCAAGTGGAGGATTCCAAACTACTGGCTCTGTAGGTAGTACTATAAACATCACTGATAAAAATAATGGTATCACTTTCTCTTTGGACATACAAGCAAATGGCTATCAACAGGGATATCGTTATTCTATTACTATCTCAGAACCTAATATGGATTATGAAGATCCTGGATATAACTTACCTGTATTCCAGAAATCTTCTCAATTAACTTTAACTGTTCACGAAACTGTTTAATATGATAGACCTTAAGAAACTTATAGATTTCCTACCTTTTGAATATAAAGACCAAGACACTTATAAGGTAGATGGAAAGGGTATCTTAGAAAGGTTCCTAGAAATTTGTGGAAGTTATTTTCAAGATAATATATCCGCAGATATTGAGAGTTTACTAGGAATAACTGACTTTGATACCTGCCCAGAGATTTATTTGAATTACCTTTGGGAAAGCTTTGGGCAATTACCTTTTGCAAGGTGGAATAATATTGATGAAGGGGCTTTTAAAACTTATTATAATGGTCTGTTAAGTGAAGCTGAATTAAATAGCCTTAAGTCTAAATGGGTTTTACCTAAGAAAGGGGCTTTAGCTTTAACTACTAAACAGATAAGAGATTTACTCAAGTATTCTATATCTCTGATAAAGATACGAGGTACTTCTCAGTTCTTTGAGATATTATTCCGAATGTATGGGTTAAACTGTACAATAGATGACCCAGCTAAATCAGGTTATGATGGTTGGTTAAAAACACATCCTTACTTTGACCAAGATCAGTATTATGATAAATCTAACTTTGATAACATTTACGGTTGTAGTCAATGTATCAATGTAACCTTCCATATAACTGGACATGGCTATTCAAATAACTCGGGAGAATTTATAGAGTTCAGAAAAGCTATAGAAAATATAATCGATAGATTTAAGCCTTATCATGTAGGAGCTACTATTGATTATGGTTTTAATATAAATGATAATTATCTGATAACAGCCGATTTTGTAGACCCAAATATAAACACTATTCAGCCTGGGTATATAACCTCTGTACCTATTAAGGTTACAGTCTCTAGTAATTATCAAAATGCCGACTTAAGGTATCAGGTATCTGGAGATGGTAATACTTGGGGTTACAAGAAATATGAAAATGGCACTATTTTTAATGCCACTATAGGTAATCAGACTTATTATTTTAGAAGTGTGGGAGACCCGACTAAAGTTACCCAAGTTCATGTAAAATTAAAGGAAGTAGTCAAATCCTATAATATATCGGTTAATCCAACTACACTGCATATTACACCAACTAATAAGGAGGTATCGGCTACAGTTACAGCTACTCTTTATCAAGAAGGTAAACAGACTCCAGTTAATATACAGTTGGTTGGGGAAACTGAAGTTAAGCCTTCTGGTTCAACTTATAAATTTAAAGAGCCAGGTACTTATGAATTCCAGATTGTAGAATACCCAGTAAAAAGAGTTTCACTGGTTGTTACTAGAGAACCTAATAAATACAAGGTTAAATGTACTCCAGAAGAATTCAAGCTATCAAGTAATGTAACTAGTTTAGCTAAAACCATACTAACTATAGAAGATGATTATGATGAGGAAGGTTTGGAATGTTACTTGATTGGTAAAGATGATACTAGGTATAAATCTGGGGATACTTTCCAAACATTTGGTACTGGAGTTTATAAGTTTGCTTGTACTAAGGATAATTTAGAGAACTTTGATGGTATAGGAATATTTACCGTATATACCAGTATCTCTAAATTCACTTATCATTTATCTAAAGAATATCAAACTTTATCTTTAGAGATGGGAAGTGGATCTGTAAATCAAGAACTTTACTTATCAGTAACTCCCTCTGATGATCCCGATAATCTTATAGATTATGGAGTTAGTATTTATTGTGATAATACTAAGTTAACCAATATTACCTTGAATAAATCTGGTAATGGTAAAGCTAGTGCTACTTATTCATGCAATAAACCGGGAAGTTATAAAGCTGTATGTAAGGGAGATCCTTCAGTTTATACTACTTGGTCAGTATATAGTTATACCAAACCAGAAGATCCCTATATTTATATCGAAGCAGTAAATCCTTCAGATCCTAATTGGATATCTCCAAAGGATTGGGCTAATACTCCAAATAACCAGAAGGTAAATGTATCATATCAACTTGCTGAAGGTAAGTCGGTTACTATCCGAGTAATGCCTTTCGAAATAGAGGAATATGATTCAGTATTACTTATGGAAACCGGAGCAGAGTATAAATTCGAAGAAGTTATTACTTTAGATAAAGCGGGTACCTATACCTTTGTTGGTAAGGGTAATAAAGACAAGAAGGCTACATTAGTAATCAAAGACTATAATCTTGAAGTTAAGATAAGTTGTAGTCCTGAAAGAGCTACTCTAAGTGGGCAAGGAGAAGGAGAAGTATATACCACTGTGGTATGTTCTTCTAATCATAAGGATTTTATAACTGATGTAAGATTAGTGGGTCAAGCCGATTCACATCCAGTACCTTATGAATTTAGAACTTCTAATCCTGGTACTTATATATTTGAAGCTGTTAACAAAACCGATGTAAGGTGTACATTTGAAGTTACTTTAGCTTTTGATGTACAACCAAATGAATTGGTTTGGAACTCTGATGATATTAGCAGTAAAACTTTCGAAATAGATATACCCGAAAATACAGCATGGAGAATAACCCCGAAACCTCAGGAATAAATCAATATTACGACATGTATACTGAAACATCCACTACATCTATAGTATCTAAAGGATTTACGGTAGCTTTTGCTACAGAGTGTCTTCAATTGTTATATGACCTTCGATGGATGATCCTATTAGCATTCATATTGATAATTGCCGACTTCTGGTTTGGAATGAATGCTAGTAAGTTAAAGGGCATACCCATTAGAAAATCCAGAGCTGGAAGAAGAACTTTTAATAAGATAATAGATTATATATGTTACTTATTAATGGGAGCAGTTCTTGGTAAGGCTATTGGAGAACCCTATGGGTTAGATCCCCTAGTAGTATCTATAACCGTATTGGTAGTATGTTATGGATTCGAAGTGGATTCTATTTATGGTCATATATGTACATTACACGGAGTAGAAAAGAGATACGGTATCTTCCAGATACTTTGGTCTATAGTAACCTTGAAGTTCAATAACTTATCTGAAGCTTTCAAGGATATGTCAGAACAATCTAGGAATTATAAACAATCTAAAAACAATAGTAACAATGAAAACGTACTTTAAATATGAGGGTTTGATTAAATCTAAGGAGGCAGCAGAAGCAATTGCTGCCCCTGTTGCTCTTGGCCCATTCTGTGGATTCGGCTCAGTTAAGGTATCTGGTAATAAGCTATCAGTTCAAGCTAAAGCAGAAAATGGTAAGGTATTCAAGAATGATGTAGCAGATAGAATTACTGCTAGATATATGGTAAAGAATTCTGAAGATGGAGAATCACCTCAGATAAACTTCGGATGTATTTCTAGGGATGGTTATATATTCATCTCTGATGATGAAGAGATAGTAGTAGATAATATCCAAGGTGCTCAAGGAGCTAATTCAGATATCTTCTTATTCGCAGTTCATCAAGAAGTATCAGAACCAATTGAAAACCCTATTACTTTCGTAGCATATTGGTCTTCATCTTATGAAAGCTTATATACTCTGTATAAACAATCACAGAATCCTTACTATCCCTTAGCAGAAGACAAAATCTCTTGGGATATAGTAAAGAATAATCCTGCTTCACATGAGAAATTAAATTATACCTATCTTAATTCTCAGGTAGAGGGTGCTTGTGAACCCTACAGAAATAGTAAGAATACCATGGTACTGATTGGAGTATATGGTTCTGGTACTGATGCTAATACGAAGGAGTCAGAAAACTATGCAATCATCCCTTATGGAGGTTGTTTCCCTCAACCACTACCCTTTAACTCAGCCTACAATGGGATCATGACCCATTCTATTCAAAGAGTAGAACATGTACTGGAAGGATTCGGAGGTAAAGATGACCAGACTAATGGTATAACTAATCTACAAGAATATCTTACTAATCTGAAGAATGAGCTTATAGAAATGATTAAAAACTCGGCTTCTTCAGTTCCCACTGGATTAATCGCTATGTTTTCAGGTACTACTCCTCCAGATGGTTGGGCATTCTGTGATGGTATGTCTGGTAGACCTAATCTATTGGGTAGATTTGTAGTAGGGTATGATCCAAGTAATCAGGATTATAATACCATTGGTAACATGGGAGGAGAAGCCCTAGTAACTCTTACTTTAGACCAAATACCTCCTCATAGTCATAAGATTACGTTTAAAGAAGAAAAATGGGGAGATAATGCTAATAATAAACCATTCCCTAATCATACTAGGCCTGACTCAGGTTATACAGCAGATACTCAAGTAACCGGAGGAGGTAGTCCTCATGAGAATAGACCTCCTTATTTCGTACTAGCTTATATCATTAAACTATAATTCTTATATAAACTTTTAAAATTATTAGGGCTTTTATATTTAAAGAACAGCTAATCGCTTTCGTCCAACACACAAGTGGAATTCTTATTGGGAAATAAGTTACACTGGAAAGGGAACCTCATGCACTGGGTTCCCTTTTTTATGTTAGTAATATAAGTCTTCTTTAGCTTTCTCTTCCCAATATCTTATATCTTCTTTAAGTTCTGAGATATATCTTACCGAAGATTTAGTTCTAGGCATATCAAAAAACTCTACTAATAAAATGTTAGTGATACGAGAACCATCCTTGATTCTCTCTTTAATATAGGGAGGAGGACTAAGCAATATCTCGAAGATCAAATAAGCATCGGGAGATAGGTTCTTCTTCATATATTTATATAACATATCAAGCATTTCTCCTTTAGCTTTCTCTTCTTCTGTATCATCTTCTAGTTCTTTATCATTATCGAATAAATCTTCTAATTGGTAAAGATTCTGATGATATTCTGCTCCCTCTCCATAAGCAGTTCTTAATAAATGATTCTTAAAGGTACTGAGAGAAGCTAGTATCCTTGCTTTTAAATGTTCTTCTTCACAAGTACCGTAATATTTATTAAAGACAAATAACATCTTATCCCAGAAATAAGAACTTATGATATCTGGTGTAACATTAAACCTCCTATTATCAATTTGCTTAGTAAGACGTCTGATAACTGGTTTACAGATTTTATACATCCTATCAAAAGTTTCCTTATCATAATTTTCTTGCATAGGCTTCAACCTATGTATCTCTGACCCGTTGTTGCCATTTTCCTTTATCTTCATAAGTCTATGTTTTAAAATGATATGCAAATATAAGTATAATAAATCAAATATAAAATAATATATTAATAAAGTTCACCTAGAAGCTGAGGATTAGTGAGTACTAGGATGAGAGTCTATATGTACAACTCTAACCGAGACTATAGAAATCTATATGATTATACTTAATTATATTGCAATATGAAAAAAGATAATACCAAGTTTGAATTTGACACCAGCTTTCAATTAGAAATCCTAAGGTATCTCTTAAAGGATAAAGAGGGAGGTCTAATAATCAAAAAGATTAAACCAAGTTACCTAGTTCTGATTGAGCATTCTTTAATTGCCGAGGGCATATTTAAGTTCTTCAAAAAGAAAAACAAGATGCCTTCTAAGAATATCCTTAAAGAAGTTATAAAAGAATTGCTTGAATCTAAAAATTACGTTGACCTGGTTACTAAGGATGATATACCCAATATCCATAAAATAATCGATGACCTATATTCAAATCCCTTGAATGATTCTGAATACATTCGAGAAAAGATATATCAATTCTCTACCTATGTAGAGATGAAGAACTTGAATGATTCTTTTGATTTGGATAACTTCGAACAATACGAAACCTATTCAAGGAAAATAGAAAAGATACTTCAAAACTCAAAACCTAAGAAAGATGATGAACCTATCTTTATGATAAGGGATATTACAGAAAGACAATTCAAACGTCAAGCAGAACCATCTGTAATACCTTGTCCATTTAGACAACTTAATGATATTACCAATGCTGGAGGTTACCCAGAACATTCAGTAAATGTTATTCTCGATAAACCCAAAGCTAAGAAAACTTTCTTCATGGTAAACTTGGCAAGAGGGTATTTAAGAATGAAGAAATCAGTTTTATATGTAGATACTGAAAATGGTAAAGAACAAATCATGGACCGATTTATTCAATCCTCTATCAATAAAACTAAGAAGGAATTATATTCAGGTGAATATGATAAACTCGAAGCTAAACATCTTCGTAAACTTGCAAGATTTGGAGTTGAACTAGTAGTTGAAAGAGTTCCTGCAATGATTACAGATTGCAATTATATAAGGGAACTTATAATCAAGTTAAGAAACCAGGGTATTAATATTAAAGTACTAATGGTGGATTATGCAGGAAAGCTTGCTTCAATTGCCAGAGATAAAGAGGATTTCGACCGTATATCGAATGTATATATCGATATTCAGAACCTAGCAGAAGAGATGGACTTAGATATTGTATGGACTGCTCATCATATTACCAGAGAGGGTAAGAAACATAGGACTACTAGATATGATGAAAATGATATCTCGGGTTCTATTGCAATTGTTCGTAATGCTCATACAATAGTTGGTCTTAACTCTACTGAACAAGAAGAAAAAGATGATATACTTCGTTGTGAATTAGTAGTACAAAGAGATGGTTTACCTAGTGGTAGAGCATTATTTAAATGTGATGTTGAAAGGCAAAGATGTGTAGAGTTTACTAAAGAACAACGTAAACAGTACGATGAAATATATGGTGAGAAGCTCGAGGAATCTCTCAAGAAGAAAGGGAATCCCGATGCTAATGAAGAGAAGCGAGCTAAAACCAGTGGAGATATATAAACCTAAAATATAAGATTATGATTAAGAGATTAGAAGGAATCCAAAAAGGTCAGAAGGTTTACTTAGTACCTTCAGATTCAAGATGTACCCCACAATATGCCGAAGTATATTCAGTGGGTCCCAAGTATATAAAACTTACTGGAGTTAATATAAGTTTAAGGGAGTTCTTCTCTAAAGATGGAAGATCTGCTAAATGGGGAGGATGGGAACTTTTCCTTTCAAAGGAATCATATGAAGAACATAAAGAGTTACTTTCACTTAGGTCACAGGTAGTTACTTTATTTGAGCAAATGGTACTGAAATGCGAAGACCTAGATAAATTACGTAGGCTAAAGAAAAGATATGCCGAATATGATGACCCATTACCCTTTTAACCATGAGTAAAATCACTAATGAATTTAAAACCAAGCTCTACAATTATTTTATTAAGAGCTTGGGCGCTTACAAATATAAACATGGTTGGATGAAATTACCCGTATGCCCCTTCTGTCATAGGGAACATAAGATGGGAATTAATCTTTCTATGTACCGTACTAATTGTTTTAGATGCAATTATCATATGAATCCTGCTCAACTAGTAATGGATGTTGAAGGATTTGATACTTATGCCGAACTTTTAAAATTTCTAGATAATGGAAACTTTACAGACAAAGCTTTCTCAGAAGAGAAGATTGAATTATCTGATGCTAAGCCCGTCTATCTTCCAGATGGGTTTAAACTCATTAATCAAGGAACATCACAAGTTGCAAGAAGCATTAGAAGTTACATGTCGAGCCGTGGGTTCACTATCGAAGAATTATCAAAACACGGTATCGGATATGTTGCCACTGAGGGGCCTTTTTTTGGGTACCTCATCATACCATACTATTATAAGGGCACGCTCAGGTATTACAATGCGAGAAATGTTATTGGACAGGGCCCAAGATACAATAATCCAAATAAAGATATTACGGGACTTGGAAAGGAATTCATTATCTTCAATCAAGATGCCCTCGACATGTATAGTTCGATATTTATCTGTGAAGGAGCAATCAATGCACTTACTATGGGAGACAGGGCTATTGCCACCATGGGTAAGGCAATCAGTGCTTACCAAGTTAACCAGCTTATCAAATCTCCAGTTAATAGATTTATATTACTTCTGGACCCTGATGCCATCAAATATTCAATCAACCTGGCTTTCAAATTGGTCGCTTATAAAAAGGTCAAGGTTATACAATTGCCTGAAAATAAAGATTGTAACGATCTAAAAAGACCTGCTGTTATGAAATTGGTATATCAAACTAGATATCAATCTTATAGTGATTTAGTAAAATTAAAAAATAGCCTATGAAAGAGAATATTCCAGGATACCCAGGATATCATGTTACACGAGATGGTAAGGTGTATAGCTGTTTAATTCAGGGTGGCTCTTCTAAAAAGGGACCTTGGAAGTTAAGGTATACCGCTATTACTAAAACTGGTCATGAGCAAATAAGATTAAGAACTCCTACTGGTTTTCGTAGTAAGGGAGTTCATCGATTAGTAGTTTTAGCTTATATACCTAATCCTAATAATTATCCTATAGTAAGACATCTAGATGATATAGGTACCCATAATACTGTAAATAATCTTAGATGGAGTACTCAAAAAGATAATGTGAATGATTCCATTATTAATGGTAAACATAGTATGCCACCCTATGGTTCAGGTTTAAATAGTCCAAGATCATTACTAAGTAATAACCCTAGAAAACAAAGAAGAATACATAGATTATTTTCTTTAAGTTATACCTATAAAGAAATTGGTAGAAAAGTTAGATTATCACCTAAAGTAGTATCTAGATTTATCAGACTCAGAAACTCCTTGGATTGAGGATTTCCTATTATAATATATATAACTTAAAATAAGAAAGTATGAAACAATTATTAGAAGCTATAAGAGCCAAATATTTATGCCTTCATGATTGGAGGTGGTAAGTAAAACTGAATATACTGATTGTTGGAAAATCTTATTAAAATGTAAGAAGTGCGGTAAACTTAGAAAAAAGAGAGTATGAGAGATCCATCTATTCATATAACTAAGCATCAATTCGAAAAAATCCTATCTCAGTTAGAGGTATATAATTTTCCGATTGATGCTTTCTTTGTTATTGCCCGTAAGGAAGCAATAAATACTAGAGTTGTAGTTGTTACAAACAATAAGACAACTAAGAAAGTTTCTAACATTTTACTAGCATCTAAGGGAGATGCTGCTTTAGTTGCTGATATTATATATGCAACTCGTATAAAACTAAAGCATAGAGGAGTTAGAAAAATAAGAGAAACAGAACCAAGAAATTGGGCGGTATGTAAAAAGATAGCTGAGCTCTGTAATCAATTCTGTGAAGATTTTCAATTGGATACCCGGGAAGGTTTTATTAAATATATCGAACTAGGTATCAAGAAGATGGACGGTAATTATAATAACCTCCTAAACAGATTATCTTCTATGTCAGAAAAGATTTCAGATTTATATTCTGCTACATTGGAAATGGAAGATGATTCTGGTAATGCTAAAGCTATCCATGATTACTTCATAAAAAGGGTAGCAGATGTTACTGGTATATATGAATCATTTGTTAATCAACCAGATAAATATATACACTTTGTAAGGCTAGATAAATTCTTATCTGAGAAAGGATGGAACCCAACTCAATTTATCGATGCTCAATTCGAATCCCTTGCTTGGTGTAATGGTTTACCCGAACCCAGTCAGATGTATAATGACAAGGCTATCGAAAGGTATAATAAATACCTATTTAAACATAAGAATCATTCACAATCGGAGGAACCCAAAGTAGAGGGAAGCCTCTGGTCAAAAATTAATAAATTATGAAAGCTTTTAAAAATCGTTTAGAGGAGATGGCAGAAGCCACCGTAAATGCTTTGGATTATTCCAATAGCAAAGTAGAGTATCCTGATATTTCTATGGTTCAGAAATGGCCTAAGGAAATAATTTTACCCTTGTATGATTTATATAAAAATACCCGGTATTCAGAATTAGCTTCAATCCTTATGTATACTCAGCATCAGGCTAGATTTGAAGAAATAGGGGAATTGATGCTAGGTATCGGGTTAGTAGAAATGGTACATTATGATAAGCTGGGAGACTTTTTATTAAAAGCTTCCGATGTAATGGATACCGATATCCCAGGAAATAATCAGTTAACCATACATCCTATAATAGATCTTGGTACTTCATCAGAATCTGCTTTAAGATTATCATTACAAGCAGAAAAAGAAACTCTAGAGGAATATTATAAAGTATTCGATTCTCTGAATAAAAAAGAAGAGTATATAAAGAGAAGTGATTATATTCCAGTTGCCCATCTTATCCAGAAATTTATGGCTGATGAAGAATACCACATGGCTCTTTTAAAGAAAGCTTTGAAAGAATACGAGGATTCCGATGACGAACCTAAGAAATGTAAATCAGTAACAGTAATCATATGAAAATCATAATTCGTAATTGTAACGTTGCAGAATTAGATATACCCCTAAAATATGCAACTAAGTTATATAACGAATTTGCTATCAGACACCCCAATGCCTTTTACCTCCGTACTAAGCAACGGGGTATGCAAAACTGGGATGGCAAAATAAAGTATATAACCAAGACTGGTCAATTTAAGATAGGCTTACTTCCTTCAGTATATAAAAAATGTATTGAACTTGGAATTAAGCCTATCATAGTAGATATGAGACAACCATTACCAAAAGTCAGTAAAGTTGTAACTCAGATAGGTAAGTATAAATTAAGACCTGAGCAAGAGAAAGCTGTTAAATCTGTTATTAATAATAAGATAGGAGATATAGCCTTTCAAATTGGAGTATTGGATTTGACTGTAAATTTTGGGAAAACCCTCATTATGTCTGCTTTATATTTATCCTATAAGAAGCAATTAAAGACTTTGCTTATAACCAATGACTCTGACTGGTTAAATCAAGCTAGAGATGAATTTAAGCAATATCTACCGGGAGAAGATATTACCTTTGTTCAGGGTAAAGTTTTAAACTGGAATAATTTTACTATTGGTATGGTTCAATCTATTTCTCGGAATATGAGATATTATCAGAATGAACTTTCTAAGATTGATATGGTATTAATCGATGAAGCTGACCAAGGAGGTAGCAAGCAATATCAGAATGTGATCACTAGGTTATTTAATACTCGAGTTAGAATCGGATTATCTGGTACCATTTATATGAGTAAGCTTGCCAAAGATAAAGTTAAGAATATGAATTTACGTTGTTTCTTTGGTGACGTACTATCAGAGTTTAAACTTAAGGACTCGATTAAGAAAGGGTATTCAACAAAGACAATTGTAAAAACAGTAGAAGGTAAACCTTGGTTTGGTAATTGGGAATCAGATTGTATGTCCTATAATGAAATATATGATGATTCCATTACCAATAATAAGATTGCCTGGACCATGGCATTAGATAGGTTGAAATGGAACCTTAATCAAGGTAGATATCCTGCTCTCGTAGTATGTAAGCATATTGCACACTGTGAAAATCTATGCAAATTCTTTAAAAAGAAGCTAGATAATAAATATAATATTGCTTATGTGCATGTTAATACTCCTACTAAATTAAGACAACAGATAATGAAGGATTTTAGGGAGGGTAAAATAGATATCCTGGTATCAACTACAATTATTGCTCGAGGTAAAAACTTCCCTAAGCTCAGATATTTGTTGAATACTGCCAGTATGGATTCTCAAGAAAAATCAATTCAGTTCTTAGGACGATTGGTAAGAAAGGATGAATCCAAATCCAAAGTTTACCTAGATGATTTACATTATCCCGGGAATTATTTAAGTAGGCATGGGAATCATAGAAGAAAGTATTATCAAGATCAAGGACTTAAAGTTATCCGGTTAAGTAAGCTCTGGGATAAGTACCCTAGACATAAGCCTTTTCAAGGATAATAATTTCTGACTATGAGTATATACTTTTTCTCCGTAGGAGGAAAGGTATATTACATGTTACGTTAAGAGGCATTAACCATTAATAATCATAAACAATGAAGATTCTACAAAAAATCAAATCATTATTCAATTGTTCTGTAATACCTCCAGAACATATATTCAATGGCATAGGAATAGAATATATAACTCCTATCAAAAAATCCAGGGATAAGCCTGATGAAGTTCGATATTATTTTATGATTCATTTTCAATCTGGGTTAGTAATCAAAGTTCAGATATATACTTCTGAAATAGAAGTACCACCCATTCTTCTGTCTATCAGGGAACTATTTATAAATGGTATAGGACATTCATATATTACTCTGTATCAAGATGAGATGATGGATGTTCAAATCATAAGAATCATAAGATATTATTATAAAGAATTTTAAATTGGGAATTATGGCAAAGAAGAAACAAACTTTACCTGATATCAAGAATCAGGATCCCTTAGAACCTATTAATATTGCAGAACTGGGTTCTAATTCAGACCCTTGTTTTGGTATTGGTTATGATTTATCAACTAAAGAATGTAAACTATGTGGAGACTCAGAATTATGTGCATTCAAGATGTCACAGAATATGAATATCACAAGGAAAGAGCTAGAACAGAAGAATCAATACAAGGATTTGGATGTATTAGAAGACACGGTTGGAATCAAGAAATACATCCGAGGCTTGATTCGGAAAGGGAAAGAAAGAAAAGAAGTTATTACCAAAACCGTTGAGAAATTCGAAGTACCAAGAAAACGTATTAGAGAACTTTATAAGGAATGCAAAAAATAGAAATGATATGGGCTATGTTCAAGGTATACCTTAACAACCCAAATTACTATGTGAAACAAGAGGATATACTTGCTAATGTATGTGGCAATGGAAGCAGGGATGTAAGAAAGATAATGAACTCTCTTGGTATTCACAAGGGAGATTCCTCAAAATTAACTTATGGCCAACTTTTAAAACAGTGTAATATAATATGAACAGATTTAGATTTATCAAAGTAAGAGACGTAAAATCTCCCTCAAGAGGAAACGAAGGAGATGCAGGTTTAGATTTCTATATCCCTGAAGACTTAACTCTACAGGATTTAGTAAAAGCTAATCCACAGTTAATATTCCATTGTGAAATACCTGAACCTGGTAAAGTAACACTTGAATATAATTCAAATAACCAGGTACAAGTAATTTACATTTCCCCATTTACCAGAATACTTATCCCATCGGGTATCAAAGGTTTATTAGAACCAAGGTCTTCTATGCTGATGGCAGCAAACAAATCTGGTATATCAACTAAGAAAGGGCTTATCTATACTGCCGAGATAGTAGATTCTCCCTATACTGGAGAGATTCATATCGGTATATATAATACTTCTCATGAGTTTCAAATAATAGAAGCTGGAACCAAGTTAGTACAGTTTATTCATGTACCCATTTATCTTACAGAACCCGAAGAAGTAACTCATGAAGAATTCTACAATGATGCTCAGTATTGGGGAACAAGAGGTAACAATGGATTCGGATCAACCAATTAATAATCATAATATATGGCAACTTTAGATGAACTAGCGAATAGAATATCGATATTAGAGAATCGATACTCAACTTTAAACAGTGTAGTGAACGGGCATACTACTGAGATACATAATCTTGATACTAGATTAGATACTGCAGAATCTAAACTAAATAATCATGAGGAACGGATTAAAACTCTAGAAGTTAAAGTAGAAGATCACGAAAGGAGACTTCAACTGATAGAGAATTCTCATATAAAGTATACAGTATCAAGAAAGGTAAAATATCCCAAGAAAGCAGATCAGGGATTCTATCTGTATCTTCCTGAAGATCTTACGATTGATATTCTCATGGAATACAATAACGGAGTAATCAAACAGAAATGGAACTGGTTGAATAAAATCTTCAATCCACAAGGATTCGGTAAAGTATCATTCGACTTAGATAGAAACAGTGAAGGACACATTAAAACCATCGTTCTTGGTCAGAACACAAGGTTATTAATACCAACTGGTATTCATATTGAAGAATTCACTCCAGTTAAATCCGTACTGAAAGCTGCAAATGAAGAAACTAATTCCATCAACAGTGGTCTAGTATATGGTATAGAAGTACTTGGTCAAGTTCCCGGAGATGAAGTAGTGGTAAGTGTATTCAACCCAACTTCTGAAATCATTGGAATCGAAGCTGGAAGCGTATTGGTTCAAGTATTACACTTATTCTCTTATCATACAGTACCAGAAAAAGAATAATTACTATGGATATTTCTAATCTGAAAGAAAAAGCCCCTGAAATCAAACAGGGGCTTGAACTTGAGAATATGTATGAGATTGGCTATCGTCAATTAGACTGTTATAAACCCTTAGAAAGGTTACCAGAATATCCCATGGATATTAACAGTACTAAAAATCAATCCCTTATGAAAACCCTTATATCTCAAGTAGTAGAGGAGTTAATGGAAGGTTATGAATCTACTTCTAATATAAATGATATTCTAGAAAACAAGGGATGGAATACCAATTTATATACCGACGTAGAAGAGATTCAGATAATCAACAATCTACAGAATGCTAATGAAGAACAAGCAGATGCAATAGGATTCTTCTTATCAGCTCTGATATATGCTAATATATTGCCAGAGGATATCTATAGTTGGGCAAACAAAGAACTGACTAAAGGGCAAAAGGCAGTAGAAAACTTAGAAGATGTAATGGCATTCGGCATTCATATGATTTTAGAGATAGATGCCGTTAGTAGTATATTCAAAAATTTCAAACTAATATCCGAAACAATTGAGGATAAAACTTCCGAGTATATAAAGGGATTCAAGGAAATGAGTCCAAATTTGCATACTGATGAGAAAAATATTTTGTTTCAGATAGTGTATGTTTTGAATCTTGCTAGAAATACTCTTAAGAATCGTACATGGAAACAGTCACCAGTAATAATTAAAGAACTAGAATTCCAGGATAGGCTGGTAGAGGCATTCTATTATTATATGGGATTCCTATCAATAATGGGATTTACTCCATTGGGTATATACGAACTGTATTTCAAGAAAGAACGGTTGAATGAATGGAGAATCACTACACAATATTAATGAAAGGAGGTATTTGTGTCAGGTTGGAATAAACAATTAAAGGGCTTAGAGCTTAATACAGAAGAGCAAATCCATTCATTAGAATTTGCTACTTCACAAGAAGCATGGGAAAAGTTAAATGAAGGATTTCTAAGACTAGAACCATCTTTATTTGCAAAAGGTGCTACCGCAAATAGTGGAGTAGCTGTGGTATATAACGTATTTATAAAAATACGTAAAGCTTGGGTAGACCCAGACTTTGATTATGGTAGATGTTTCAATTATAAAGAGACTAAGTGGACAAGCTTATTGAACAATTACATTGATTTCAATAAGCTTGATTTATTGCGTAGTAAGCTGAGAGTACTAAAAACCAAGTATAATCAGAATTACAACGTTACTTATATGTTTAATAATCATCACGATAACGGTAAACAATGTTTAATTGCTGCTACATTCTCCAAACGATTTGGGGAAGACATACCTGTTATTACAATGGTAATCAGGGCATCCGAGATAACAAAAAGGTTAATCTTCGACTTCTTACTAATACAACGAATGGCGGAATATGTGTACGGACCAGAACAATCAGTACAAATCAATTTATTTGCCACTCAAATGTATGGGAATGTAGAAACACTTCTGATGTATCATACTCATAAACCTTTGAAGAAGGTATTAAAGGGAACTGATAAGGAAAATTCTTGGATAAAGAGGTTGAATGAGGTATTTGATAAATTTCAAAACGGTAAAGAGAAAGATTTCTCTAGTTTTAAGGTATTCTTTAGAAGTTTTAAAGTGCTTCGACCAGATTTATATAAGGAAACATATAAATCTATGAAAGCAAAGGAATTACTTCTTGAATATGAAGATATCGAATATCCCGAGAATGTAATCTCTTACTCTCAACGTAAAGCATATAAGAAGAAACTTTTAAAACAGAAGAAATGAGAATTTATAGCAGTAGTTATGAGTTAATGTCTGAAATGGGCAGAGAACTCAACAGTTATGGTCAAACTGTAAAACCAAAGACTTACCAGAATAAGAATATTGAAGGTAATGAAGATTTTGTAACTAAAGAGATCATTTGCCAACAATATTGCTTAACTTCTTTGCAAGATCCAACGTGGTTATTCTTCTATTCAAGGTCTAGGGAATGGGCAGATGCTGAGTTCCAAGAAAGGATTAATACTTCTGAGGTAATTAACCCGGGCAAAGCTTGGGAATTAAGAAAAGACTTATGGGAACAGTTTTTGGTAGATGGTAAATTTGATTATACCTATAACGAAAGGATGGTAATTCTTCCCTATACCATACAATTACTAAGATCAGATTCTGATACTCGTAAAGCGGTATTACCTATATTTAATGGTAATGGTGAAAATGATACTCTTTATTATCATGGTAATAAACGTATACCCTGCTCTATGTACTATGATTTCCTTATCCGAGAGAATAGTAAGGGAGAGAAGGTATTACACATTTGCTATCACCAAAGAAGTTCGGACTTTGTTACTCACTTTGGTAATGATGTATACCTTGCATGGAGACTAATGGAATATGTAGCTAAAGAGGTTGGAGTAAAACCAGGTTATTTGTATCACACCATAGACTCATTACATACTTATCAAAAAGACTGGGATAAGTTAGCCAGTTCTCTAAGAGTATTTGAGGATACTATCATATAATACATGCTTTATTTCTATTTTGTTTTGATGTCATTTTCGCAAAATGATTTAAAGTAACTCATATCAGGTTTAAGGAAGTAGGTCTGGGAAGATATACTTCCTTATTTTATTTAAAAAACTTCTAGTATGGAAACGAAATATAAGATTATAACCAATAAACAAGAGCTAAAGAAACTTATCCAATGCTGTAAGCAAACTGGTTATGCTTCTGTAGACTTTGAAACAAATGCCGAGCCAATATATAACAAATCTTTTAAACCCACTATATTATCAGTAACTTTTCAACCGGGTTTTGGATGTTCTATACCTTTAGACCATTTCGAAACAAAGAAGTATACTTCTAAGGGATGGAACTGGAAAAAGATGCTTCGTAAATTTGGTGAAGAAGTAATTGAAAATCCAAATGTAGTTAAGGTTGCTTGGAATTATAAATTTGATGATCAGATATTTCAGAAGTATAATATCTATTATCGAGGAGTATGTTTGGATGGTATGCTTGCTAAATATCTCTTGAATGAAGAAAAACCCAATGACTTGAAGTCTATGGTAAGAAGGTATTTACCAGAATACGGAGATTATGAAAAGCAAGATAAATTCGATAAGATTCCCTGGGATAAAAAAGAATTAGAACCACTTTGTCATTATGGATGTCAAGATACTGATTATACTCTCCGATTAATGCTTTTCTTTGAAAAGAAGCTAATTGACTTAGGATTATATAATACTTATCGTAATTTAATCATGACTGCTTCTAGGGTATTAACTTCTGTAGAAAAGAATGGTTTATATGTAGACAGGGCATTCAACCAAGAATTATTAGATTCTTACTTACCAAAGATAGAAGCAGCTAAGGAAGCAATATATAATTTACCTAGAGTAAAGAAGTTTACTAAACGATATAATCAATCCAAGATTGAAAAATACATTGCTAAATTAGAGGAAGAGATAGAAAATTTAGATCCTAGAGTAGATAAGAGAAAGATACAATCTAGGGAACAAAAGATTGCTAATATACGAGCAGGAGTTTTTACTACGAAAAAGGAATTAGAGTTAATTAGACCTGTAAGTTTAGGTAGTTCAGTAGATTTACCTCAATTAATGTATTCAGAGGAAGGATTTAATTTCGAGGTAATCAAAAAGAATGATTCTGGTAAACCAAGTACAGATGAAGAAACACTCACTAATTTAAGGTTAACAGTTAAAAAACCTGATTCACCTAAAGCAGTATTCCTAGATAGTTTATTAGAGTTGAGAGGTTTAGAGAAAATGTATAAAACCTATATAGAGGGTTGGTATGAGAAAACTCAAGATGATGATAGACTACACGGAAGATTCCTTATTCATGGAACTACATCGGGAAGATTATCTTCAGCAGAGCCCAATGCTCAGCAAATACCCAAGACATCAGTAGACCCAAATATAAAGAAACAATTGGTTGCTCCAAAAGGAACCCTTTATATTGCTAGTGACTTTAGCCAGGCAGAGTTAAGAATTATGGCTCACTTATCTGGAGATGAAACTTACTTAAATGCTTTTAATTCAGGTCAGGATCCTCATTTGGCAATTGCTGCTACTAAATATCATGTATCTTATGATGAAGCTTTAAAAATATATGAAGATGAAAACCATCCAGATCATAAGATATGGAAGGTAAGGAGAAAGCAAGCTAAACAGATTGCATTTGGACTTATTTATGGTATTGGTGCTAAATTACTAGCAGTAAAATTATCTGACCCCAAATCGGGTATCATAGTTACACCAGAAGAAGCCCAAAAGGAAATGGATATATTCTTTGGTCAACATCCCAAGTTAAAAACCTTCTTAAAGAAACAAGAGAAGTTCCTTAGAAAGAATGGGTACTTAGTTTCTTTATTTGGTAGAAAACGAAGATTACCCCAAATTTATTCTTCAGATAGAGGAGAAGAAGCTTATGCTTTACGATTAGCCTTGAATTTTCCTTGCTTATTACCATCATCCCAGGCCCTTAGTAAAACTAAGGGATGGGTAAATTATGAAGATTTAAAAGTTGGTGATGAGATATTAGCTTTTAATCGGGACATAGGAGAATCAGAATGGCAAAAGGTTGAAAGGGTAAATGTATTTGATTATGATGGAGATATGATTAGGTTAAAGACAAAACATCTAGACGTACTATCAACCCCAGACCATAGATGGGTAGTTACTAAACCAAATAAAATATCTAAGTTAGATAACACTAAAGTATTAACTTCTGAAGAATTATATAATTCAGATAAGCCTTATGCTATCCCAATAAGAGCTCCTCATAATAATCAAGTGAAAGCTAGATATTCGGATGCTTATGTAGCTTTTTTAGGTTGGTATCTTACTGATGGTCATTTGAAGAATGGTAATATAGTAAGAATATGTCAGAGTAATACTGCAAATCCTCACAAGGTAGATATTATTGATTCTATCATGGAAGAATTAGATGTAGAATTCTCCCGTAGAGAAAAGAATCAAGTAATATGGGAAATAAGAGACCCAGGATTTGTTTATAAACTTAATAGGTTAGTTCCTGAACGTAAGTTAAATATGAGGTTATTAACTCGATTAACTAACCCTCAATTAAGTATCTTATTAGAGAATATGAGGTTAGGAGATGGTTGGTCGGTATGGGCAACCGGAGATAAAACTCAAGGAGAATTACTCCAGGCTTTGGTAGTACTTTGTAACAACACTTCAAGTATGTATGAATTATCTCATGAAGGTGACCTATCTTATTTTAAAGATAAGAAACCCAGTAAATACGGCCAAGAGTTTGTACGGGCTACTAAAACTAGTTATGGAGTAAAATTTTCTAATTTTAGGAAATCAGTAAACACCAAGAATACTTACAATTCAGAAAATAATCTGACGAAAGAGAAATACGTAGGTAAAGTATGGTGTCCTACTGTAAAATCGGGGGCTTTCTTTACAAGAGTAATCGGTGAAGATAAACGATATAGAACTTTAATTACTGGCAATTGTCAATCTGCAGCATCAGATATGTGTTTATTTGGAAGTATATTAATATACTACCTTATGAGACAAGGAAAATTACCTCCTACAAAATCAGTATGCTTGGTTCATGATGCTAATTACCAAATCACTAAACCAGAAAACATAAACACATGGAGTATTTATGAGATGTGGCAAATTTATCGAAACCCATTAACTAAACCCTATTTTGGTTTTCAGATAGATGATGTTACTATGGACATGGATTTTGTCATAGGTAGATCTATGGCAGAAGAACTACCTTTTATTCCTGGATATGATTATAGGAAAATGCTTGAGCCAGATTTTTCAGTAGAAGAATATATGGAAGAACATAAGAAGTATAAACATATACCTATTTCAGAGTATAAGAAACGTTTTAACAAACAAATGAAACAATATGAAGAAGATTTTAAACGGACCCACGGTATGGAGAGCTAAATGCCCAGTATGTGATTGTGAATTTGAATATGATAGTAGTGAAACTCTGAGTATTTTTAATAAAAACAGTGATCATTCTTATTTTAAGGTAGTCATTTGCCCAAGTTGTAAATCTTATATAAATCATTTAGAATCGGTATCTACCGCTACAGAAACGAAAATGGAAGATACTATGACAACATAACTAATTAAAATTTTAGATTATGGAAAATGACACATTAAAGAAAGAGGCTGACAAGGTAATTAATGTAACTTACATGTTATCTGGAGTATTAGAACAATCATTCCAAGAAATGGATGAAATTTTGGATAGATTACACAAAAGACTTCACCATGAAGACCGAAGGTTAATCAACTCTATCCGAAAACATATAAAATTTCTCAATTCAAACATAGAATCACTCAGAACTCATTCACTTTCTAAGATGGATGAAGAAACAGTAGAATGCTTTGATGATACTACTCTTAGATTTTATGTAATCTTCATGAAATTACTTGAAGTTGCTGGTATAGATTACCTTTGCGATTTACGATTATACTCTCTGTATAATCTGTTAGACAAATATCAATCCCTTACTAGTTATCCCAAATTAGATTCTAGGGCTAAGATTGCTTTCCTACAAGTTAAGAGAGATATCGAAAATGGTCAGTATTCTGCAGAAGATATGAAAAACGTTTTTAAGTTGAAAGATGAAAACCGAGATAAATAAACTTAAGGTAGTATTTGAGGGTAGAACCTTAGAAATAGATATTCAAAAGGAATTATCTATCAATGAGAACTTATTAAATTCTCAGCTAAAGGATTCTCCCTCTAGTTATTATATACTTGCTTCATTAAGAGATAAGTATATAAAACAAAGAGATGCTTTAGCAAGAGAAAAAGAGGAAGCATATTCTGCTGCATGGGTATTTATAAAAGATTCCAATGAGAGGTTCAATAATGATTACGTATCTCATAAAGCTAATATAAACCCCAAATATAAATCTATTTGCAAAAGGTATCTAAAGGCTGCAGCTAAAGCTAATAAATTTATAGCTATCTGTAAAGCTTATGAGAGTAGAGAAGGCATCTTAAGAACTCTTAATGCCAATATCCGTAAGTTACAGTAGGAACTATAAAAGATTACTAACTAAATTTTATAAATATGTATAATTTACAACTTATATCAACTCTAGTAGCTAAGAAGCTTGGTAATAGTATTCCAGGTTTACCCGTAGAAAATAAAATCTTGGTATATTCTCCCAAAGAGATTGATACCACTGCTTCTGGTATTATTATCCCAGATATGGTAAAGGAAGGAGTTCCTCGTAAGGGTGTTGTTATTAAATCTGGTGTAATTACAGAAGAATATCAAACTTACAAGGACCACGTGGGAATCGGTCGTATAATCGAATATGGATTGTATGCTGGTAAAGAACATCAATTCGATAAAAACTGTTTACCTCAGGAATTACAACCCTTTTATGAAAAGGGTCTGTTCACCGTATTAGCTTTAAATGAGATTTCATACTCAGAACCCAATAACTTAGATTGATATGATTAAAGATAAGGACAAAAAGAAAAAGAAATTATCTTCTAGTGGCATGACTACTAAAGATAAGATGTTAGCCCGGAAAAAACAATTAGAATCCAAGGGTAATGGTAGTGGATTGGTATTCCCTAAAGAGGGAACCTTAAGAATGAGAATCAAATCCCCAGGCGATGATCAAGAATTGGGTATTGAATTGATTCAGTTCTATCTGAATAAAGATTTGGGAGGAGTTATTTCCCCGGCTACTTTTGATGAACCCTGCCCATTTATGGAAAAGTATCAGGAACTGAAAAACTCAAAAGACCCAGATGACCAGGAACTTGCAAAGATGCTGGTACCAAGAAGAAAATACGTAGTGGGTGGAATAGTATATTCAGATGAGAAAGGTACTAAGGTAGATTATGAAGGAAAAGATAAGGGAGTATTAATCCCAAGATCAGTATACCAGGATATTATCGACCTTTACTTGGATGAAGACGAAGCTGGAGATATGACAGACCCAAGAACTGGATACGATATAAAAATTATCCGTTCTGGTTCAGGTAAGAATGATACTATATATTCTGCTCGTGCATGTAAACCTACTAAACTTGACAAGAAGTATTCAGGTAACGTAGATTTGGAATCCATAGTAAGATCTCAGATTAAAGATTACGATGAACTGGAAGAAATTTTGGCATCATTCTTAAAAGAAGGAAAATATTCTGATGAAGAGGATGAAAAACCAAAGAAGAAAAAGAAAGGCATTCATAAGGATCACTACATGGATGATGAACCTAAGAAGAAAAAGAGAAAGTATAAATCAGATATTTGATAAATTGGTTTTATAAATGGTTGGTAGAGGAGGTAATTCAAGAAATTGGTTATCTCCTTTATTTATGTTAATACATTACAGTATGGCAAAAGGAAAAGTGGGTTTAAAAGTTCCCTCTAAAAACGAATTACTAAAGAAATATGGGTCATCAATAGTACTTGCTTCTGAAACAAAAGAAACAGGTCTATGGTTACCAAGTACTTTCTTTGCATTGAATTATACCTTTGGTGGAGGAATCCCATTTGGTAAAATCCTAGAAGTAGCAGGAGAAGAATCCTCTGGTAAATCACTTATAGCTTACAACTTTGCTTATTCATGTCAACAACTGGGAGGGCATGTAATATGGGTAGATGCTGAACAATCATGGATGAATTCTTGGGCTCAAACTAATGGAGTTGACCCAGAAAGAGTTACAGTAGTTAATGATACTCGTATTGAGAATGTTGCGGATGCAGTAGCAGACTTAGCATTATATTTCAGATCTCAGTTAATACACAATGAGCCCATACTTCTGGTAATAGATTCAGTTGCTGCTATGGATTGTGCAGATAACATAGATTCAAAAATGACGGATGCTAAAGCAGAGATGGGAGGTAGAGCAAAGGCTTTGTATAAATACTTCCGTATCAGAAGCGAATTATTTTATCGACTGGGAGTTACACAGATTTATATTAATCAATTAAGAACTGCATTGAATGTTGGATTCGGAAAAGATAATACAACAACTACAGGAGGCGCAGCACTTAAGTTCTACGCTTCAATCAGAGCTGCTTTCTATTCAGGAAGATCTATCACTGTTAAGCAAAAGGGTAAAGAACGCAAAGCTGGGAAACTCGTCACGGTTCGACTTATTAAAAATAAAGTTGCTCCTCCAAGACCTACAATCAGCAAATGCCCAGTATACTTCAACCCTAAGTTCCATGAGGTTGGATTTGATAGATGCTTTGGATTAGAAGATGTATTGGTAGAAAACGATATAATCGTTAAATCCTCAGGTGGAGTATATAAACTCAAGGATAAAACCCTTGCAAGAGGGGAAGAGAAATTCCAAAAGCTTTTGGAAGAAGACGATGACTTAAGAAGAAAGCTTTTAAGGAAAGCAGATATAAATACCATTGGTACTACTCGTAAGAAACTAGAAGCTCTTACAGAAAACTGTTATCCCATAGATGGAGTAGAATACGAATCCTATAATGAATCAGAAGACGAAGAGGAGGAAGACGATGAGTAAGAAAACAATATTACTAATAGATGGAGAGAATATACTTCATCAAAGTTTCCACAAATTCGAAAAGCTTAAGTCTACCGATGGAAAACCAAGTGGAGCAATATTCGGATTTTTTAGATCATTACATGGGTTCTTACATAGGTGGGACCCAGATGAGGTTATTATAACTTTTGATAATGGACACTCTCCTTATAGAGATGCTTTGTTACCAGATTATAAGGGACATAGGAAAAATATTTCAGTAGATTATGAATCTCTTCAATCTCAAAAACGTATTATTATGGGTATGCTTAAGCTCCTAAGAATTAAATATGTTTTTGATAAGCATAATTCTACTAAATATGAAGGAGATGATTTCTTAGCATACCTAGTTTTAAATAAAAAACCCACTGAGAAGGTAATCATAATATCATCCGATAAGGACTTTAATCAACTTATCGGTAAAGACGTAAAGATAAACAATCCAAGAAAAGATGAGATGATTCATCAGGGTAATTGTAAGGAACTATTCGGATATTCTCCTGAAGAAACAGTAGATTACCTTTCAATGGTGGGGGATACTTCGGATGATATTAAAGGTATACCAGGTATTGGTCCTGTAAAAGCTAGGAAAATATTGGACGAATATGGTACTTTGGATAAATTTCTAGAGCATCATCATCAAACTTCTCATGTAGAGATTGCAGAAAGGAATAAGAAGCTTATAGATTTAAGATTATTTCAAAAAGAAGTACCATTATCCAAGTTACCTATGAAAAAGTTTGCTAATAAGGAGATAAAATACAAGAAATTCAAAGAAGTCTGTATCGAATACTCTTTAGCATCCTTTATGACAAATGAATTTATGAAACCATTTAAAGATTTGTTATCATGAAAAGAATTATGTTTGTAGGGCCAAGTGGAATAGGAAAAACCACTTTGGCAAAGTTCATAGAAACCAAATATGGTATACCCTTTATATCTGGTAGTATGTCAGATTTAATGCCAGATACAAAAGAGATGCACCATGCTGAGTTTTTACACCAAGAATGTGGAGAACTCATAAACAAGGATTATCAATTGTTGAATCTGAGAAATAAGCTTTTCAAGGATAAAGAAACTTTTGTAACAGACCGTAGTTATGTAGATTTAGCAGCTTATTTCATATATAAACAATCTACTCATATCCCAGAATGTGAAGTAGATGCTTTCTTAGATATATGCAAAGATCTTACAGTTCAACAATGTGATTTATTAATATACCTTCCCTTGAGTATGTACAATATGAAAGAATGGCCAATGGAAGACAATAAGAAGAGAATCATAAATAGATATTATCAGGCTCAGATGTCAGATATAATGGGTAACCTGTTAACTCAGTGGAGTACTTTAAGTGTAATAGATATATTAGTAGTACCCCAATTAGATTTCTACGACAGAATACACATGATAATGTCAAGATTGGATTAATATGAAGAAACAAGTAATAGCAATAGTCTTCTCAGATTTACATCTTAATATATATGCTAAGTTCAATGAAGACAATAAAAGAACCCTGAATCATTTCAGGGTTTTGTCGATTATACAAGAGAAATGTAAAGAGTATAATTGCCCAGCATTATTCTGTGGAGATTTCTTTCATAAGCCAGAAACTATGGACCAAGATCTTATGGAATTGACCTATGAGAAATTTAAGGAATTAGAGTTAAGAGAAAACCAGGTAGAGATATTTTCTATATCAGGAAATCACGACTTGAAGAAAGTTAGCTTTATAGGTAATAAACCTTTTTCATGGGTTAAGTTCTTAGAACAATTTGGGATAGTGAACCTAGATTATGGTAAAAGATGTCTGGGTATGAATGCAGTAGTATACGGTATACCCTACATAGATCACAATGTAGGTTTATCTGAATATCTGAAAAATATAAAGCTTGATAAGAATGCTGATAATATCCTTATGCTTCATACTGATTATCCTGGAGCAAAAGATACGGATGGCAGAGAAATTGATTCAGTAGAAAATCTAAATCTGAATGTACTGAATAGGTTTGATTTAATCCTTTGCGGTCATATACACAAACCACAAAGATTATCAAAGAAGGTTTATATGATTGGTGCTCCTTTACAACAAAGAAGAACCGATAAAGATTGTAAACTGGGATATTGGAAACTTTATTCGGATTTATCTATGGAATTTATAGAACTGAAAGGATTCCCAAAATTCGTAGATGTTGAATCCGAAGATGAAATTAAGGATGATGGCAATTATTATACCATTTTACCCAAGAAAACTAGTATTCAAGTAAATATAAACCATAAGATTACTAAGCAAGTTTCTAAGAAAACTCTAGCAAAAAGGTATTTAAGGGAGAAAGGTATAAAAGATGATGCTAAGAAACAACTTTTAATTGACACTTTAAACAAAGCTGAATCATGTTAACATTCACAAGGTTAAATATACAGGGATTTTGTTCTATAGATTCCTTCAGTTTACAATTAAACCAAGATTGTACAGTTCTTATAAAAGCCCCAAATGGTTTTGGGAAATCAACTCTACTGAATGCCTTAGTATGGGCATTATATGGGAAAAACATAAAGGGAGTATCTGAAGTAAATACCTGGAAAGAATACCAACCCAAAGATTATAAAGGTACCATGGTAGAAGTATTTTTTCAGAAAAACCAGGATTCATATAAGGTAATCAGATGTCAAAAATTTAAAGATTACCTAGAGGATGGTGCTAAGGGAAATGATAGACTCATAATCATTAAAAATTCCGAGATTATTAATATCAAGGGTAAGAATGAATTACAGAATGCCATCAATAAAGAACTAGGATTATCCTATCTGTTATTCATGAACTCAATTATGTTCGGTCAGGGTATTAAGAGATTAATCCAAGAATCTAATTCAGATAAGAAAAAGCTTTTTGAAGAAGTCTTCGATTTAGAATACCTAAATTTAGCAAAGGGTATAGCTAATCAAGATAAGGCAGTTATCTTAAATGAGATTAATCAATTAGAATCCGAATCCCTTTCACTAAAGAAAGAATTAGAGGCCAATAAAGAAGCTTACTTCGATTTGAGGTCAAGGGAGAAATCCTTTAAGAAAGATCTCAGAGAAAAATCTAGGAAACTAAAGGAAGAACGGAAAGACCTAACTGCGTTACTTATTGCAAAACAAAAACATATTTCAGATGAAGTAGATGTAGCAATAGAACAAAAGGTAAGAAATCAAACCAAAGCAGTACAAGAGATAAAGAATCGAATTAAGATAAACAAGGAAACTCTAAGTACTCCCTTAAATGAACTGGTGGATGAGTCCATAGAATTAATAAAGAATAAACAATATAAGAAAGCCTTGAAAATGCTTACTCCCATCAGTAAAGCATTTAAAGAAAGGGAGGAACTTCAAAGCTTATATGAAGAATCCGTAGAGAGATTAGATGAACTAGAATTTAACTGCAGTAAGTATAAGACTCTAGTTAAAGAATGTTCCGATATTGCTTCAGATTTGGCAGATATAGACCAGGAAATAAAAGACCTTAAGAATCAGAAACTAAAGGTAATGTCTACTAAATACAAAGAAAGACTAAAAAAGATTCGTAAGGATTTAAGAAAGGTAGATGAAGATTACCATAACCGAGAACTAGAGTTAGAGAATTATAATTGGTTGATAAATGACCCTCTTGGTAACAATGGAATCAAGGCATATCTATTTGATTCATCCCTACATTTATTAAATCGTACTCTAGCTAGTTATTCAGAAGTATTAGGTTTTAGAATTGAGTTTAACATTGATCTTAATTCAACTAGAAAGGATTTTGTTACCCTTATAGAAAGGGATAATCACATTATTGATTATGATGAACTGTCAGGAGGTGAAAAGACTTTGGTAAATCTATGTATGGCTTTCGCAATGCACGAATCTTTAACTGCAAGTAAGGGTATTAATCTGGCATTCTTAGATGAAGTATTTGAATCTCTAAGTTCTGATAACATAGAATTGGTAATAAACCTAATAAAACACATATTCAACGGTAAATCATTATTTTTAATAACACATCATGACTCATTACCTTTATCAAATACTAAGATCCTGCAAGTAGAGAAAATCAAGGGCCTTAGTTATTATAAACCACTATGATCCATAAACAATACAATGAAATTATGGCAAATAGTAAAAAGAAAGGTTCAAGATTTGAACTCAAAGTCTCAAAATGGTTTACGGAATGGACTTCTTTCAAATTCGGCAGAACACCCTACTCTGGTGCAAATCATCAGAGTAGGGATTTGTCTTCTGATATTATGTGTCAGGATGAAAGACATGCTCACAGATGTAAAATCTCGGTAGAATGTAAAAACTACAAAGACATCAAATTCGAACATGTATTATTGGGTAATAAATCCTGTGATATATTAAAATTCTGGGAACAAGCAAGTAAAGATGCTAAAAGGGCAAAGAAAGTACCCATCTTATGTATGAGATATAATTCAATGCCTTCAGCAGAATTCTTCTTTGTAGTAGATTACAAACTGGGCAGTGTTATAGCTCAATATATCACTAAATCAATGTATATCCAAGTACCTGGAAATACCCTCATGATATTCATGGCTAGTGAGATATTAAAGGTACCCTACAAGATGATTCACAAACAAGCTAAGTTAATCGTAAAAAATCAGTAATATGAAAAAACGTATCCCATACTCCTATGTAATCTTCTACCTAGAAAGAAAGTATTATCACCTTATCGAGAAAGAGTTAAAAGAAAAGGGATACGAAAATATCAAGGTTATTATCCCAACTCTAGATATACTTAAGAGAACAGTAAAGGGTAAGATGGTATTTGAATCTGTTCCTATACTTTTCAATTATGGTTTTATGAGAATGCCCACAGAGAATGCTTTCTCAAGGCCTTTTTTAAATAAACTAAAACGAAATATCTCAGGTATAAGAACCTTTCTTAAATCTACTGAAACAATGCACGAAAGAAAAAAGAAGGTACGCATAGATAATGCTGAAGACTTCGATGATTTTTCATTAGTTGCCACTTGTTCTAGAAAAGATGTAAGGAGATTCATAAGATTAGCAAAAGCAAATAAAAAATACTCTGTTGATGATCTTATGAATGTAAAACCTGGTGATTACATCGTTTTAAAAGGGTATCCCTATGAAGGTATAGATGCTACGGTATTAGATGTAAATTACTCAAATAGAACAGTAAAAGTACTAATTTACCCAGAACATGGTAAAATGGAAGTAACTCTTGATTTTGATAGTGTTCTTTACAGTGTATATCAGGATTCAGATCCAGATAAATTACATTGTAATAACTTTGACTATGACCCAAATTCTATTACTTCTGAAAAGATAGAAGAGAACATTAATAAAAGGAGGCGTTAATATGAATGAATACCAAAAGAAAGCATGGGACTGTTTGACTCCAACCGAGCAGCAGTCCCTTTTTCTTCAGTTATCAGAGAGTAAATCCTCTTGGGAAGCTGGAGAGATATTAAAGTTATCTCATTATAAGTACCTAGAAATAAAAGAAAGGTCTGAAAAGTTCTTCCGATTATTTTCGGATTTCTTCGAAATACATGAGTCAATATTTAGACCAGATTGCCCATGTGAAAGAAACTTCCAGGATTATATCGAGGCTTGCATAGAAAAAAGGATGAAAAGGAAAGAGGCTCTACTAAATACTGGAGATGCCTCCCAATTAGTTCCTAAGGTAAATACTCGTAATCTAGAAAGAAATATAAGAAGACTACAAGGTTCAGATAATGAATGGGATAAACATTCTCTAGGTTTGATATTAGAATTCGATAGATGGAATAACTTTAGGATATTACCCAGGCAAGTACAGCAACCCTCTGCTTTCAAAAGAAGAGCCAATAAGAAAGAAAAGATTTATATCAACTACTTATTAGAGAAAGTACCAGAATGGGTTCATACTAAACTAAGAGAAAGGTTTAAGTATAAGGTAAAGCCTAGTATAAAGAAATGGTGGGTATGTTTAATATCTGAAGATTTATATACGGATGGATATTTATTACTTCCTGTAAGACCCACAGATGAGGTAATGAGGGAATTCAGTAAATTCTATATGTATATATTCGAGGATAAAGATGATGCAGATACATTTGGATTCATGGTATCTAAATTCAATGCCAAGACTACTACTGTAAAACTAGGTCAGAAGTTTTGGCCAGAATATAGATTATGTATCGAAAAGGCTTTGAATTACAATCAGGTAAATAACATGGATTTCAATGTGAAGCAATTGGATATGGCCTATAACACTCACATAAAACGAAAACCAAAGAAGAAACCTCAACCAGGAGCTGCTAGAGTGAAAGAAGACTCCTTCTATTGATCCTCAGCTAATATTAAAATAATAAGTAGAATATTTTTCTATATAATATATAAGTATTATATTTGCATCAGAAAATTAATTAGACAAAATTTTAATATAGACAATATGAAGAATACCAACTTAGACATCCGCTTTAACAAAGCAAATAATATCCTCAACCAATTCAGTGATAGCTGGGAGGATGATAAATTGAACCTATTACCTAATTTCCCAAAAATTAAGGATATGGTATCAAACCACATTACTCAAGAGAATTACTTATGGTTAATCACTTATGATTTACCTAATGATCTCTTAGATAAGATTGATAACATGGGATTAGTTCCCTATGAGTATGTAACTCATGAAGAATTAACTCAAACCTATTACAATCAAAGATTCTAAAACTATGGCAAAAAAGAAAAAAGATAAACCAGCTCCATCAAAGGAAAAACAAAATTTCCTAGGAGCTGCAGGTAGAAACATGAAATACAAGGATCTTAAAAGAAAGGCAGTAATCCTTGGTATGCCTTTTCCAGATGCTTGTGCTGCAGGAGTATTTGATTTAATCAAGTATATCAGTAACTCAACCAACAAACCCGATAAATCTCTAATTGACCAGTATGATGAATGGGCAGATAAACAATTGGAAGCAATTGGTTATGATAAAACTGACCCAATCCGTAATTCAAGATTAAGATTAGGATTCTTAGGAGAAGAGGGAGAAGATGGTATTCGAAAATTAAAAAGAGTACCAGGTATAAAGAAACCCAAAGAAAAGAAACCTCCAAGAGAAAGAGATTCTTTTAATCTAATCAAGGGTACTAAGAAATCCTACTGTTATGAATTAACCGAAAAGGGATTTGACCAAGAGAGAGTAGTAAGGAGAATGAAAAAGAAATTCCCTGATGCTAATGAGAAATCCATTCAACTCTGGTACAGGGCTGCAAAAAGGAAATTAAATGGTAAAACTAGCAAGGGATAATCGGAAAATATACCCAGACTTAATATATGTATGGACTTGGAGGCCTGATGAATATTGGGGATGGACCAAATATCAATATGCAACAGAAAGTAAATACCGAACCGAGAAGTTGTTATATAAAAAACATATATGTGGTTTAGGATTCTTTTCAAGATACCATGCTAGAAGAACCATAACTCTTTTATTAGGAGTAGATGCCAATTTATACATTCATACTATCAAGGGTAAGAATCTTATAAAACAAGGCATAACTGATTTACCCAAGAAAGGTCATCAATCGATATTCTTTAAGGGTAAGCCAACTAAAATACGAAGATTTATCTTTCCTGCTGAAGCAAGAATGGATAAACATAGGAGAAGGCATTTTGTAGTAAGAATGAATAAAATTTATAAGAAACATGGAAGAAGGGCATTCAACAGGGCATACCAAATTGCATTATACGGGTATAGGGATGAATTCTCACCTGAATATCGAAAGCAAAAGAGATTACAGGTCCATTCTGCTATCCTACAGGAGATACAACAAGCTGAGTCAAGGGGAAAAGAACCAATTCAACCTTGATTGCTTGAATCATCCTCCTAGGATTTGGCAAATAGCTCTGTTCCTTACCAAGGTATATCATATTAAGTTTAATCGTATCTTATTCAAAAAGGCCTACGATTTCTTAGATGATTTTGGAGAAGCTTCCTTGAAATTTCAGAACCAGGTTATTATCCCAGATAAATATCTTATAAAAGAATTACGATGGGAACTATGGAAACCTCTATCTGGTTATAAAATAAGGAATAAGTATGCTTACTTCATGACCAATAGGAAATTAGATTCAGAAATTTGGGTCTACCCAATAAGATTTTCTGATAACTATGAAACTTCGAAAAAAGGAAAATATCAATCATACACAGAAATGATGGGTAAATTGGGTTTTCCAGGTTTAACTAAAATATCATATAGCGATGAACACTAAATTAGAACAACATGGCCCATATAATCCATTTGAGGGTAAATCCTTTAAGATTCTTACCTATAATCAAGTGGACCAGGTTATAAATTCTGAAGTAGTTGAAATAACTTCACAGGAACAGTTTAATACCGTTCTAGAAAACATAAAACAATTTAATAATGCTCATGAATCTTTGGGACCATTCCTAAAGAAGTATAAAAAGCTTATAACTGAGTGATTAACTATATTCATTAACAAACCATTAAAATTAAACAATTATGGCTAAGAAAAAAGAAACTAAGAAAGTTGAACTTAAAGAAGTATCTAGAGTAGAAATCAACGGTAATATTATTATTACTTACGAAGATGGCTCTGTAAAAATTATCCCGGCTCCTATTATGTTGACTGCTGACCAGGCATCTGAAATTTTCGGTTCAGAAGAAGATGAAGACGAAGAAGAGGAGGAGGAATCCGATGATGATGAGGATGAAGAAGAATCGGAAGATGAAGAAGATGAAGATGATTCCGATGAAGAAGAGGAAGACGAAGAAGAGGAAGACGAAGAAGAGGAAGACGAAGAAGATGAGGACGAGGATGATTCCGATGAAGATGAAGAAGACGAGGAGGAAGAAGAGGAAGAACTGACTGGAGAAGCTCTTGCTGAAATGGACTTCGAAGAATTGGAAGATGTTTGCGATGACAAAGACCTTGATACTGATCCAGACGACTTCGATGAAGAAGACATCGAGAAACTTCGTAAGGCAATTGCCAAAGAATTAGGTATCAAATTGCCGGCTAAGAAGGAAGCTAAGGGTAAAGGTAAAAAGGGTAAAAAATAATCCATTTACCTAGCATAAAGGGTAGGAATCATCTCCTACCCTAAAAATTAACTACTATTAGGTTATGTAGAAGTCACAACTTATTTATAACACAACTTTTAAAAACTTATTAAGATTATGGCAAAGAAAAAAGAAGACACCAAGAAAAAGGGTGCTAAGGAAAAAGATCCTGAAAAAGAAGCTAAACGCAAAGCTCGTATGGAAGCTATCAAAAACCGTCCTGCAGGTCAAAGACCGAACGGTAAACAAATCGATGTTATCAAGATTTCTGATAACTCAGAAGTTCAGAACTTCGGTTATGCAATCAAAACAAAGAAAGGTGCTCAGGGAGTATTGGTAACTTCAGTATTGGTAGTAGATGGTGCTCCAGTAAACACATCGGTTGCTTTTGTTCCCGGAGAATTGGCAATTAAGTCAAAGAAAGGACATGGTATTATCACTACTCCGAAGTCAAAGAAAGAAAAAGACACCGATGAGGAAGTAGATGAAGAAGAAACTTCTGAAGAAAACGAAGATTAAACTCCATAACGATTATACATTATATCAATTATCCAAAGCCCATTGCCTCACAAAGGTGATGGGCTTTTTTATTTTCATAACCTATGGTAACCAAAGAAGAGATAAGAAAGAATATACAAATCATTGCACTTAATAATCTGATAGAAGATTATACTTCATTTCTAGAAGTATGCAAAAATCCCTCAGAAAGGGAACTAACAGAAAACATAATATCAGAAGCTAAGGAAATGATTTTAGAATACCAATCCCAAATAAAAAGGCCACAATGGAAAAAAGATCCTTCTCATCCTTAATTTCACAGATTGCCGAAATATACAAGGATATCAAATACTATAAATACCAAGCCCATATATCCTTGCAGCAAAGTAAGATGGGTGAATATAGGAAACACCAAGCCCATATTATGTATCAGAAAAGAAAACTTTATTCTTTATCACAAAGAGTAAAAGATATTCTTAACAATCCAGTTCTAGAAGTGAAATATATATGGGGAAATGAAACTAAAACCAGTATTTTCTCAGGATTAACTCAAAGAGAGATATCTGATTATCTTCATACTTGTGCAATGGTAAAAGGGATTGAATTAAAAATCCTAGAAATCAAGGAAATCCCTACCTTTAATTCGGATTCATTTCTATAGGTAAATATAAACTCATAAATTAATAAGGATATGACAAAGAAAGTAAAACCTGCTAAAAAAGCAAAGAAACCGGCTGATAAGACTCCGGAAATCACAAAAGCTGCAAAGGCTTTGGAAAACTACCTGAAAGAAAATAACCTGGATCCTGCAAAGGATTGGTCAAAGGACAAAACTCATGGTAAGGCAGTAAAAGAACTTATGGCAAAACTTAACAAGGAAAGAGATAAAGTTGCTGCCCAATATCCTGAGAAAGACACTGCTAATCAGAAAAAGCTGGTAAAAATGAAAAAGGCTTCTGAAGATGAAAAGAAAGCTAAGAAGGAAGCTAAAGCAAAAGAGAAAAAGGAAAAAGTTAGTTCAGGTAGAACAGCAACTAAATACGACTATCCTTTGGTAGACGGAAGAGAAATGACTTCCGAAGAAAAGAAAAAATATCGTATGGCTCAGAGAAAATTGGCTGCAGGTAAGACTCCAAAAGAATCTAAGCCGAAGGAAGAATCTAAGAAGGAATCCAAAAAGGATAAGCCTTCTAAAAAAGATAAAAAGGCCAAAGATTCTAAGAAGAAAAAGGCCAAAGACGAGGATTAATTCCATTCTTATATTTGTTTTGTTAGTTATTAGTAGTTTTGGGCCTGGCAATAATCTTTGTCCAGGCCCTTTTTATCTCTAAAATTATGAAAGAAGAAAAAGAAATATTCAAACCCAAACTACGTATCACTACACTTTCAGAAAATGGTAATCCTTTATCTGATAGATTAGTAGATGCTTGCACTGAGATGTATGCCGGTCCAAAGGTACAACATAAAGGTCCCATAAGAATAGAAGTAACCCTTGTTAATCCACAAGATATTTCTCAATTCAAAGAATACTTGGATAAATTATCTGGTAACTTACCAATCAAAGAATCTGCAGGTAGAGGAAGACCCTCTAATACTCAATCTAAAGAATTGGAATCCCCAAGAGAAGATATCCTTGCTGATGTAGAAAAGATGGTAAATGAAGGCAAAAGCCAACAGGATATTATTAAGTATCTTAGAGATCTTGGATTTGTATTCATCCTTACAGAGGATTTCCTTTATCATTTCCCGGAATTTAAATTCGATAAGAAAGATGTGGGAGAACCCACCAACAATGGCCAATATCTCGATTCTTATTCATGGATGGCAAGATGTATAAAGAGAGCAAAAGATCCTAAGACAGATAAATTTGACCCTATGATTCTATTTGGGTTCAGTATTCTGCAAGGTCCCTCAAAGAAGATCGTTCCCTATCTGTATAAGGAAAGGAAGAAACCCTTTAGGGCTCAGACCGGTAAAACTACTATCTCATTCTCTCAGGCAGAATTTACTAAGTTACCTAAGTATATGTTAGAGGCAGAACGAATTAAATTCTCTACAGAGCAACGACAATTGCTTATGACTCCCGAGAAGAAACCTTCTAAGTTCTTCTTAAGATGGGCATCTGATGCAATATTCCCAGATTCAATCAAGGAAAAGATGGCTGAGATCTTGAAGAGATAATCCACTACCTACCTCAGCAATATTTGCATATTATATATAAATTTTATATATTTGTATAACGAAATAAATAATAATAAAAATGGATGCAGAAACCAAAACGGTTATTAAGAACATTGCCCAAATCCAAGTTGAGGCACTAACTCATATCTCTAAAAATTTAGAGGATACCGATCATTACCTTCTTAAAAAACTTCTTCAGATTGAAGAAGGAGAAATAAGAGGAGTATTAGATAATATGATAAAACTCTATTCAGATATGATAGAATATCCTCAACTTATAAAAACTCTTACAGAGTATCAATTATACGTCTGCTCTCATATTCTATGGAAAATGGAGGAAGAATGGATAACAGATAATTCTCAAGGAGTTTTGGGAGCATGGGCAATCATTCAAAAATATACCAACGTATTACATCCGGAGTTAATACTTTTAAAACTTTAAATTATGGACAGAGAAGAATATCTTGAATCAGTTACCATGAATACTGGTATTAAAATGAATCCAGTAGAATCTTCTAATATAGAAGGTATTGGGTATGACAACAAAAACAAACACTTATGGGTTGCTTTTAAGGGCAACAAAGTTTACCGGTATGATTTAGTTCCCAGAAAAATTTTCGAAGAACTAATGAATGCCGAATCTAAAGGGAGATATCTTAATTCTCATATCAAAAGACAATATGAAGCTACAGGATATGAACTCAAAAACTAAACATATTATTTTTCCGTTTTCCATTCTGGGAGTTACTCTTTTGGGATTCACTATTGCCAACACCAATAGTACCCGGAGGGTAACTCCTCCTTATGTAAAGGAGAGTAGAGAAGATTCTATTAGAAATGTAAAACGGTATGAGGAAAGCAAAAGAAGAGATTCTATATTCTTTGCTAAAGTAGATTCTATAAAGAAACTAAAGGATTCTCTTAGTAATCGGAGATTATACCAATATGCTTTCCTAGTAAGAGTTACTCCAGATAATATAATATTTACCGCAAGGAAATCTGGTTATCAACAAGTAACTTTAGATGCTCATTATACTAAACCCAGAGTATATTACCAAGTATTCACTTCCGATAAACCTTTATCACCGGAGGAAGCTTCTGCTTATGCCGAGAAATATGAACATGATCCCAGTAAGGTAACTATATTAACCGTAGAACAGTATAATCAGAGATATGGTAAATCATCATCTATTTCAGAATACGATATCTTTACTGAAGGTCTAGATTCCTACTATGATGATCCTGAAAACCTAGATGAGAACCCAGATGAAATCTTTGATTTCCTACTCGACTAGGGATCCTCAGCTATTGATAAAATAAATTAGAAATATTTTTCTATTTAAAAAATAGTTTGTATATTTGCATAGAGAAATTAATTAAGTAACATTTTTAAATTAGTCAATTATGAAAAAAGTAAATTTGAACAAGGTAACCGAGTTAATTAACAACCAAGTATCTAACTCATTGAAGGAAGTTAAGGCTTCTAAAACACAAAAGCCAAAAGAAACTAAAGAATCTAAGGCTAAGGAAGAACCCAAAGCAAAATTGGTAAAAACTACTACCAAGAAAGCTTCTACTAAAAAGGAAGAAGTTGTCAAGGAAGTTGCCAAACAACAGAAACCCAATATCATCGAACAAGTAATCTCCAATCGGGAAGTGAAATACATTTACCCAGATGATATTACTGATACTCTTTCAAGAAAGAAATGGAGACAACAAACCCGTAATGAACTTCGTAAATTAGAAAGGGAAATGCTCCGAATCCAAGATCATAACTCTAAAGAATACAAGTCTGCCCAAAATAAATATATTACCTTCCAGAAAAAAGTATTGAAGGTAGATGAAGCAGTATAATTAATCCTTTGTTTAACCCGGGACTGGGAACACATTAGTTTGCTATTTTCAAATTCCCAGTCCCATATTTATTTTGGTTATGGACTATCGAATGTTCTCCGATAAGGAGATGGAAAAACAGGAAAAGGACATGGTAGAACTTCACAAGAGATGTGTAAAGAATTACCTTGTTCAAAAATCTCTCAAACACGGAAAGATTAAAAAATTCTTTATCGTATACGATTATTATCTAGGCACTGAGAATATAAGAAATTACTTTTTCAGGCCTATAGATATGTTCGTAAGGTTTTTATTGTTGGGTAAACTTGAAGAAATAGAAGACTATGTCAAAGCTGATTCTAGAAAGAAGAAAAGAAAACATAAGAGAAATAAAAGTATGGTATCTTCAGAGTCAAAAACTATACGAAGAAAAAATGGTAGAGATAAATAAGACCAGCAAGGTTTTATTCTCTGGGCCAGTATCTTCTATGGTTGCTTGTTGGAGAAATGCTTTACTCTTGGTAAGAAGATCTTATAGGATATCGAAAGAATCTAGAATTTCTTTAAGAAACCTTCAACATAATACTAGGGATATTAATGCAGTAAATGACTTAGAATTAGGTCAAGGTGTCAAATTTATAATCATTGAATTATGTTTCGAGAAATAGTAAAAGATGTATATATCGGTAAATCACAACTGGGGATCTGGGTAAATGGGAAAAGGGTCCCCAAAGAAACTCTGGTAAAGGATATTGCCTTACCAACCTTACTGGGAAATAAATTGCCAGATTATGGTACCATAGGAAATTTTACCCAGTGGGAATTCGAGGTTAACCCAGGAGGCAATCACAAATTATTTATCACAGGTATACCCAAGAAAACTTATGACTTGGATTTATACCGATTAAAAGGGAGATTATGGTCATCCTATTACGAGGATGATAAAAGGGGATACTTATTTCAGGTATTACCCTATGATGTTAAACACTTAGAAACAGAGATATAATATAATGGAAACAAAAGATTACGTAAAGATATTTAGACTAGATCAAGAGAACTTCCAATTTAATAGAGGGGAGTTTATGAATAAAATGGGAGAAGATTTACTAGAAGTATGCCAAAGGCAACAAAAGATAAACCCAGCAACTGGTCACATATATTATTCAGATTTTAAAAAGGTAGTAAAACACTTCGAGGATAAATTTAATGAAATCAGTCGGCAAAGTATAAGACCTTTATCCCAGAATTTATGGAAGGCATTCTTTGCAACTCAGGTAGTGCCCCTAAGAAAACTCTGGTACCCAGAAACACAAAAAAGGATAGAGGAAATAAAAAATAACTCTAGTGAACAAGACAAAAAATCCTCGAGAGGTAAAAAAGGCAATTATGGCAAAGGAAATCGTTGACCTTCATGGCAATATTTTTAAGGTAATTAAAGGTTGGGAATTTTATAACAAGGTTCCCAACCTTGAAGGAAATTATACCTGGATATTTACTAGGGATAGGATTACCGATACTCAATTCATTTTGGCTTTAAATGAAGAACTCAATATAGCAGTTGGTTATTGGTATTCTAATATTTATCAACTATACGTAGCTCGTCCTCTTAAAAGGATTGGATATGATGAATCTAAGGATATAAGAAAAGAATATTTGTATAATGGCAAAAGACAACATAAAAAGATTTCCTAGACCTATGGGAACTACTGCAATGGCAGCAGAATACCAAAAGAGTCAGAATCTTGAAGATTTACAAAAGGTATACAACTACATTATCAATCACTGGTTGATGGGTAATGGTATGCTATGTGGGATTATGTATGATATTAATACCTTCTCAACAAAGACAGGTATAGATATCAATTACATACGAGTATTTATGAGAGATAGATTATTGCAATCTAAGCTCTGGGATAAAGAAAGACAGGAAGAAATGCTACAAGCTCTATTGGGAGAACAAGTAGCATGGGCTTTAGAGGATAGAATGGAGATATCCCATCAGGTAAACATCCTAAGGGAATCTCAGGGAGGGCATTACACTCCATTCATATCGGCTGAATTGAATAAAGCTCTTAAGATGAAACTGGATTCTTCTACTTCATTACAGTCTATCATACGTACATTTATGGGTGGAGGAACTACCAATATCTTTAATCAATTTGGAGATACCCAGAATAATCAATTAAATCAGAACCAAGGCATATCAATAGAGGAAGCCAGAAAGATTATCCTAGAATCTCAAAAGATAATGGACAAGCCACAGGAAGCCAAATTATTGGCAGATCACTATGATTTATCTTCTTTACCCGAGGTAGTTGCTACTAAGCAAGAGGGAATTGATACTACCAAAGATGGCCTTACTTTGAATACTGCAGAGATGAGGCAAATTACCGATGATTACAAGGGAGCTATGGAACTCTCTTCAAGAGAACACCATGAATTAAGAAGAGAGATAGAAGCTAACATAGATCCCGAGGATCCAGACCCAGAGATAGATATGTATTTAGATGAAGAGCAATATGAAGAAAAAGAGCCTACATCAATAGCTGAACAATTCCTCAACAGGTAATCGAGGTTTATTGCATAATTAATTTATTATTCTTAAATTTGCAGCATAATAAATTATAAGATTATGGATAAAACCACATTAAAAACAGCTTAAACCAAGTACACTATTCAGATTAAAAGATTCTGAATCTAGTCCAGTATGGGTAAGAGATCATTATGATAGGTCTTCTAAAACTTATGCTTGCCATAAATACGAAGACTACAATCATGAAGCTTTCTTCAAAGGAACCAGAACAGTATTCATTAATTTTACATATTAGACATTATGAACATCAAAAACCTATTCAACAGATTTCGTAAACAAGAACCAGAGTTAAGCTATTCTTTGAATCTCATCTACCTAAAAGATAATAAGGTAGTATTTAACCCTAATATACAATGTGCTAAAGACCTAGAGAATTACCTATCGGCTTATATGAGACTATTTGGCATGTATTCAGATAAGCCTTATGTACTAATCTATCAGGAATACGAAAGCAGATACTGGGTATATGACAAAGAACCTTACCTATTATACTACAAGGTACCACTCATAGTTAACCTCAGTAGAAAGCTATCAGGAAAAGAAGACATGGTAATAACCAAAGAAAAATACCAAGCTGCTAAGGATTTAGTTCCAGCCCATGAAGTATCTGATAGATTCAAGATACCAGAATATATTACTGGAGTCTTTACAGATATCTGGTATAAATGCCAAGGATATATGGATACGGACCATGTTGGTTTAGAGGAGATACTGGAATTGATGCAACATAATTGGTTAAAGGAATTCGAATTATTAGTATTCAAGAGGAATTACGATACAGATATGTTATTCCTTAATCATTCTCTTACCTATATCTTGGACCAGACAGAAGAAGAGGGCCGAAGAATATGTATTCAAAACATTATCGAACGTAACATAAATCAAGAAAATCAAGATGAAAACGAAACAATTTAACGTAAGCCAGTCTAGAATATATCCAGATATCAGGGATAAATATCTGGATTATATGGGAGAACAATATAATATGTTCATTTCGGATGATACTCTAAAGAATGATCTCAGAGAAATCCTTCGAAAGGGTACTAATAAAACTATCCATTTCAATATCCTAGAAAAGAACTCAGATCTCTTGGTATTTGAAACCTCTGAATACAGTAAGCTATTAGAGTTCACTAACCATTATCTCTGGATATTCAGGCTAGTAAACGATAAATGGAATCTAATCCGATACCGGGTATAAATTCGAAAGGCAGACTAACCCTCTGCCTTTCTTAGCGTTTACACATATCCTCAGCTTAGTATTCCAGGGTTTGCATATATAAAATAAAGTAGTTATATTTGCATCAGAAAAAGAAATTAATAACTATTTAAAATTTTAGACTTATGAAAAATAATGAAACCTTCCAAACCACACAACATCTAGACAAGTTAGTTACTAACCTAGGTCTTCAAATCCAAGAATTATTTTCCTTAGACTTAGAGGAAATCCTAGATTACAGCAACAATCTAATGAATCTATTAGTTAATGCCTACGTTGAAAACCAATGCTTAGCATTATCTGCAATGATATCTAAACAGGATGGATTTGCAATATACTCTTTCTTATTTCAAACTCCCGATACCTCTAATGGTGCTGCAGATGCTCTGGTAAGCTTTGCCATGAACTTTACCGATGGAGAAGCTAATATCAAATCTATCAACAGAATATCTTCAAACATAATGCAAATCACATTTACAGTATGACACCCATAAGAAGACTTTTAAATATCGTACAATTTGATCTAGCCGAGAAACTAAACTTGGCTAGATTAAGATGGTACCATCTTAATCATCAGGACCAATACCTTCAATCAGTAATTTATGGTAATCCTGATAATTGTACCTTGTTCAGACTAAGGGAAGTACTTACTAATTTGCTTAGAGCTAACTTCTTAAGTTACTACATATTAGCAGATACTCCTGAATCTCTATCTATTTCAATACATGGTAATGCTATTGTTACCTTTGTGATAACTAAAAACAATTACATAACTTTTACAATAACGAAATTATGAGCACAACTCCATATCCAGGTCCAGATGAAGTAATTATACCTTCTCGTATATATTTCGACGATGGTAAGAGAATAGATGTTAAAGTATGGCCTAAGACCATTCAGTTAACAGGTCCAACTAAGGATTTAAACAAGGTATTCAAAACCCTTGAGGAATATGATGATTGGTGGCATCAGTTTAAGAAAAAGAATCCTGATGCTTTTCGTAAAGATGCGAAATATGTAAAATCCATTAATGGCCTCTTTCTTATCCAGAAGAGGCTATATCAGATACCCAATAGAAGCCTCAGCTAAGTAATCTGGGATATTGCATATTTAAAAATAAAGTATTAAATTTGCATCAGAGAAAAGAAAATATTATTCATTTAAAATTTAGATAGTCATGAACTTGAACAACATTACAACAGCACTCAAAACCGGTATTACAATTTACCAATACGAACAATGGCAAAATACTGGTTCAGTCAACCTAATGCAAAAGGAATCCCACATGCTTTCCAAGGTTTGGCTTAAGACAAATATCCATAACCCAGATTCATTGGATAAGCCATTTATTCAACTCTCTGCTACTTTTACTTCAGAATCCGATATCCAGGAATATAACGAATGGTTAGCATCTAACCAGTACAAGTTATACCCATTGCTATTAGATATTCTCAAGATATCACTAAAGGATGATTTCCACAACCATGCCAATATTTCTAATATTCATTACGAAGGAGGGAAATTCCCAAGTATGCTTACCATTCAATTGTTTAACCTAGAATTTTAATACCATGGAACCAATCATAACAGTAAACGAATACCCAATCGGATGGGAATGGCTAGACAAAGTACCTCTAGAAGACTTTAATTGGCTAATCGAAATATTTGCTACCATGACCGATAATACAGATACTTATGACTTTGCTATCTTCCATAAAAAAACAACTAA